GCTACGTATGCTCCAACGCGTATGTGTCAGATACCGTGGGCTATGAAATCGGAAACGGCGTCAACGACGGTGGAAACAATCTGAGCTTTGGTTTCTACGCCCCGTCACCGGGATGGACTGTCTGCACCGATGTGCCGCTTGCATTGAACCAGTGGTTCCATGTTGTTGGCACTTACGACGGTACGAATCTGCGCCTATACAAAAACGGTGTGCTCTTGCAAACGACGCCGGGCGGGCCACCTAGCTATTCAATCCATGAATTTCGCATCGGTCAGCGCCATGACCAAGGCGTCGGTACTTCGGCGTACTTCCAGGGCTCTATCTCCAAGCCAGCGGTCTACAACTACGTACTCACTGCTGCGCAGGTGCTTGCTCATTACCAGGGAGGGAGTAGCACCGGGGCGGTAGTACCTGGCGTATTTGCGGGCGCTGCTACCGCCGGACTGACACTCGCCGCCTTGGTCCTGGAGGTGGCGACAGTAGTCGAGCACGTCAGCGCCAGTGGCATGTTCGTCGGCGTCGTCTTGGTGAGCGGAGGCGTATCAGAATCGGCAGTCGCAGGTTTGACCATCACCGGCTCAGTGACCGAGCGAGCCGTAGTGACCGAGACAGCCTCGGCATCGCTGACTGTCATCGGCGCCCGCACCGCTGTTGGCGCCGTCGCCCAGGCAGGTAGCGCTGGTCTGACGGTCACCGGGGCGGTCACCGAGGTGGGTGCGGTGACCGAGGCGGCCACCGCCGCCATGGCCGTCACTGGCTTGACTGCCGGGGTCACGACGGTCACAGAGGTAGCTCTCGCTGGAATGACGGTTACCGCAACAGCCCAGCAGCTAGCAGCAGTCACCTTGGCTGGTGGTGCGGCCCTGAACCTTTCGGGTCTGGTAACTGAGCTTGCCAGTGTGTCTGAGTCGGCAAGCTCTTCACTCGCTCTCACCGCTGCTGTCACAGAGGTCGCCTCAGTCAGTCTGCTTGGCTCGACGTCTCTGACCGTGGCCGCTACCCGAACTCAGTACGCAACGGTCACCCTTGCTGGCGCCGTCAGTCTCACCGTCGCTTCGTCGGCCACTGAGGTCGCCAGTGCGGCCTTGACTGCCAGTACCTCCCTGATCACCACTGGTACCCGGGTTCAGCTTTCCACGGTCGCACTGGTCGGTACCAGTGGCCTCGCAGTCGCCGGTCAGGCGCAGGTCTTCGGTGCCGTCACCGAGTCTGCCCAGTCAAACATGCTCATCGCCCTGTCTGCGATTGATACTGGCACAGCCAGTCTCACCGCCACTGGCGCTCTCAGTGTCGGCACCTACTCGGTGACTGAGGTGGCTTCCGTAGTTCTTTCGGCTATAGCCGGTCTGAGTGCGGCTGCCAAGGTGCAGCAGTTCAGCGCCGTGACCCTGGTAGCTACAACGACGCTGACAGCGACCGGGGTGCCGACCTACATCTTCACGGTAGCCATGTCAGGCACGGCGGCACTGACTGTGTCGACCTTGGGCGGCGTGACTGGCACCGTAGCCCTGGCAGCCGTAGCCACCATGGTGGTCAATGGTCTGACTGCCCCGCAGGCCAGCGTGGCTCTCAGTGGGACTGCGAGTCTGGCAGTGACAGCCACGATCCAGGAGATCGGTGTCATAGCGCTGTCGGCCTTGGCGGGTGTTGTGGTGGCTGGCACCGTTCAGGAACTGGCTGCCTTCGTGGCTGTCGCCACGGCGAGTCTGCTCGTCTCGCCTGGAGGTTTTAACGCCGCCACTGTCACCATGACCGGTGTCGCCTCGCTCTCGGTCACTGCGACGTATCAGGCATTGGCCGTCGTCAGCATGACCCCGGTGGCTGGGCTGACCCTGGTGGCCCGGACCTGGAGCATTATCCAGGCACAGGTGGCTCTGTCGGCGTCAGCCTCGCTTCAGATCGTCGGTCAAGATCTCGCCTTTGCCACCGTCTCTCTGGCGGCGGTAGCTGGTCTGACCCTGGTTGCCAAGACTTGGAGCATCATCCAGGGCCAGGTGACCATGTCGGCGTTGGCCTCGATGCAGGCCCTCTCCTCGGTGGTCGGCAATGTGGATCTCTCGGCGGTAACATCACTCATGGTCCAGTCTCAGATGGTCATCGGTGTCTCACCTGAGTTTTCGGCCACTACCTCGATGACGGTGAACGCAGCAGTGACTGAGATCACCCGTGTCGCCATGGCAGTACACAGCGGTCTGATGGTGGAGGCTGACATACGGCACAAGGTGTCCACCCTCTTCGACCAGATCGCCGCCCTGGAGGGCGAGGATCCGCTCATGGTGGGCGCGACCGGCTACCTGGACGACATCTTCACCACTCGCCTGGTGAGTGACTCGGAGTGAGCGTCATTTTTCTTTCCCATTGCCGTTGATAGGCAGGGACACAATCACAATGGCGAGTCCACCCAGCAGTCCGATCACGGCCAGCAGGTCGGTGTCAATGTTTCGGTTACGAAGCAGGATGATGATCGCCAGGACCAAGACGATCACGCCGATCAGGATCAGGTAGATCTCCCGCTTCAGTGTCCAGGGCACAGCCCTAGGCGGGGGTGCGCAGCATGTCGGCGTCACCGATCGGGAACCAGCCTGACCAGCGGACGCCGTCCTGGTAGTTCATGTACGGGCGGTTGTCGACCCCCTCACACACCGCCACGAACGTGCGGCCGTCGGCTGTCCAGCCACCCGATACCCCGCCGCCGGGGCGGACACGGCCATCCAATATCTCGCCCGCTCGGGTGGTGCCGGGATTGGACATCTCGGCCGGGCTGTTGGCCCACCAGTGATGCACGGCGCCGTTGATGGCCACAAACAGCAGATCAACCCGCTCCCCGCTCGGTCCGGTTATCAGTGCCACGTTTGCGTCCTCCTGTCCGCTGCCGAAACGAGCGGCAGCCATCTGCGTACCTGTTGCCATTGCCATAACTCGGTCCCATGGAAACGACGGGCCTGGATCCCAGTGCCCGCCGCCTGCTGAACCCAGATCCACATGGCCGCATACTCCGGCCACTCCACCCTGAGCCTGGGCTGCGGTCAGCTTGACCAGGGGGATGCCGAAATGGGCGCACTCCTCGCCCAGCCAGGCAGCGCAGTTGGATAGCATGTTGGGGTGGGCGTCCCACTGTGCTGGGGTCCACTCAGCGAAGCCACAGATCTCGGTCTGCACGCTGTAGGGATTGGCGTTTGCCGCTGTCCAAGCCTTGTAGTCCCGCCTGACGTACTCTCCGATGATCCCGGCCTTGTCATCGATTCCGGTGTGGGAACTGACGCCGCTGGAGGAACTGGCGAAAAAGTTTCCCAAGCTCTCGATGGTGGTGCTGCCCTGGGCGGTGTGTACCACCGCCAGGCGCACACCCGATCCGCCCCGACTGGAGTAGTTGGGACTGGGATATGCTATCCTCTGCAATGGCACAGAAACCCCTTCCTGTTGAAGAGCGGATCTGGCGTTTCGTCACGAAGGGCGCTCCGAACGACTGCTGGGTCTGGCAGGGTGCTAGGACTAATGGGTATGGGGCGATCAGCGCAGGACCGCCAGCACGACCGGGGACGATGTTGCGGGCACACCGTGTCATGTGGACGATTTACAACGGTCCCATCCCCGAAGGACTGGAGTGCGATCATCTCTGCCGCAACCGAGCCTGCGTCAACCCCAAGCATCTTGAGTTGGTGTCGCACCGAGAGAACACGTTGCGAGGCATGGCCCCGACAGCGATCAACGCCAGAAAGACCCACTGCCCGCTTGGGCATCCTTATGACGAAGCGAACACATACGTTGCGCCGGATGGATGGCGGCAGTGCATGAGATGTCGGCGTGAGTATCAGCGGATGTTGCGGGCACGTCGCAGGTCCGCTTGATAGCGCCATCAGTCGAACTCCTCTCCCACCCGTTCCTGCCACCGCTCGACAAGGTCACCCTCCCAGTCAGCGACCTGCGCCCGTATCTCGGCCCGTTGCTCAGGGGTCATCTCCCGCAAGCGCTCCGGGCTCGGCAACAGGTGCCATTCGGAGTCCTCATGTGGTTCCTCAGCGGGATCGGCTTGCGGCTCAGGGGGTTTGGTGGTGGTCATCGATCTCCTATTGGGTCATCCAACTGAGGTTGTCGAGGAAGAGTTGCCCGGTGGTGTTCAGGGCGGGGGACCGTAGGTAGATGTTGCCATCGGTGCTTACGTCGACTCGGTACACCCGGGCTGGGATGACGTCTTCGATGGCTGGCAGAGAGACGGTCTTGGTCGGTGTAGTACCAGGGGGACAGGCCATCATGGTGGTGCCGTCGACCGGGTTGCCACTGGAGTAGAAGATCTCGCCCCGCAACTGGCACCGGCCCCAGGCATCGATCAGATAGGAGAGGGTGGACCCGACCACGGCCACCCAGGGACTGGCGAGCAGGCTGGTGGCATCATGCCAGGAGGGCTGCACCAGTGTGCCCATGTTCCCGGGGATGCCCTGGGGTCCGACCGGTCCCTGCGGCCCCGTACCTCCGGGCACGCCCTGCGGCCCGGTCAACCCGGTGGCTCCGGCGGCGCCTGGTGGTCCCTGGGGACCGCTGGCGATGTTCAGGATCTGCCAGCCGGTCTGGGTGTTGTAGTAGTAGACGACGTAGCTCGTCGTGCCCACCAGCCACACCATGCCCGCCTGCTCCTCGGTGGGGACCGCAGGCAGGTAGCTGGGGTCGGTCACCACGGCCGCAACCACGAAGCCACCAGGAGGTCCCTGTGGTCCGACACCACCGACTGGACCTGGGGGACCGACGCTGCCCTGCGCCCCCTGACCACCAGCAGGGCCTGGTACTCCTGGCGGCCCCGGCAGTCCGGGCGTCAGGATCTCGATGACGTCAGGGGCGGTAGTAATGACGGTGACGTCACTCATAGTTGCCTCTCAGTCCGATGGCAAGGGCCGGGTTGAGCGCCGGGTTGTGCGGCTCGGTGATGTTGGGGTCCACGTAGAAAAACCCTCGCAGGATCCGGTCCATCGGCCCGTTCACGTAGGTGACGAACATGTCGTAGAGGTAGGAGCGCCCGATACCCCAGTACCCCACGGCCTGGACCGACCCGGGGAAGTTGCCCCACTGGAAGGCTTCCAGGCTGTCGTTGGCGGTGATGTGAAGCTGGATGGTGGCGCCGTCCGCAGCGATGAGGCACCGGCCGCTGTTGGCGTCGAGCCGCATGACCAGGATGTGGTTCTGGTTGCGGATCTCCATGACGGCGTTGAGTAGCGCCACCAGGTGGCCGGTGATGTTGTCCCGCATGCGGATGACCTTCTGGAAGTCAGCCCCGGCGTTGCAGTAGAAGTCGTACTGAGCGGTCGTCATCGCTCCCTCACGTCGGTGTGGACATGGCAGGCTCTGGAGACCAGCCAACCTTGAGGCGATGCCTGATCGTAGCCCGCTTCACCAGACATCTTGGGTCTTCAAGCCAGACCGAAAAAGGCTTCGTTTCTCCCCAGGCGGTGATGAACACTGTCTTTTTCATGTTTCGCATCTGCTCGGAGCGAGTAACCCAGCGGCAGTTACTTGGCTCGTAGTCCCCGTCGTTGTCGGTACGGTCCAGTGTCAGACCTTCCTCATAACCATGGGATAGCGCCCAGTCGATAAAAATGGCGGCGTCGTGCCACTCCTCACAGACCAGGATGCCGTCACCGCCATAGCGGTCGTAGTTCTTGTTCTGAGGATTCTCGCATCGCTGCTTCATGGCGACCCAGACTGCGTATAGCTTCGATTGGTGTCCCTGAAGGGTGTGGCCGTGAGTTTTCGGCCTCCCTTTGCTCCCACATGCTCCGCAGGACTTTGAACTGCCTGATCTCAGGCTGTTCAAGTAGACACGCTTTCGTGTTCCGCAACGACATTCGCAGAGCAAGGTACGAAGTGATCCCTTCCCCTCGATCTCGTCAGACACCACTGTCCACCATCCGTAGGTCTCTCCCATGGGTGGATGATAACATGTTCTTCACTACCATGTCATCTGTTGTACAAAGAAATCCTGTTGTTGGGTATCATTGACAACCTCTTCGGCCTTGACCTGCTCGCCCAGGGCACTCACGGTGAGATACTGACCGTGGACAAAGCCCTGCTTCTCGTACTTGGACACCCGATAGACGACGTTGTCGTAGCTGAAGCGGTCCCGGAAGTGCGCCGCTGTCTGGAGTGGGCTGGTGCGGAACCGGTCGTTGGCCTCAGTGATCTGGAAGACGATGCTGGCCGTGGACAGGACGTAGAAGCCCTCCTCCGAGTCGATGGGGTCGTCCTGGCGGAAGTCGAGGAAGATGACCGGCAGCACCACGGGCGGATACCAGGCTCGTGACGGTCCCTCGTCGTAGACCCGGTGCTTGGTGGAGGCCATGGCGTTGTACTCGGCCCACAGCACGTTCTCGCCCCAGTAGCGGCCGTAGTTCCGCATGATCTCATTCATGCGGAGCATCTGGTTCTTCTGTTCCCAGCCCGAGGTGTAGAGGGGCATCAGAACAGGCGTCCCTGTGAGGATCGAGACTGCAACTTGCCTGACTGCTTCTTCCTGGTCTGCTCCTGCTTCGCCTGCTCGGCTCGCTCAAAGGGATGGAGGCCGTAATGCACGCCCTCCCAGGCAGCGGGTTCGCCTCTAGGTTTTCCAGCCTGGCGTTGCTCAACCCCGGTCACGTAGTTGTGCCAGACGTCGGGCTTGAGATCGGGGCGCACCTTGTTGGCGAAGTGCTCCCCCTCCTCAGACCGCAACGGTGAGTGGATGGGCACGGTCTCCTGGCCGAAGTTGAAGTAGTGAGCCGAGTGGAAGAGCGCTGGGGCCAAGCCCCTGGCTCGTTCTGCCTTATCGACTCCATAGCTTCCTTGGAGGTTGATCACCATGGCGACTTCGCCGGGGTGCTGGGACTTCTTCCTCTTCCAGTCCAGTTCCGCTGCTTCTGTCGGGTACTTCGGATGGGACACGTCCACCGCCCGCAGGTGGTGCTCAGAAGCGCTTGACTCAAAGCCCAGCATGTAGCCACGGGATAGGGGACCGGCCCAGGGGTGAGCCAGGTGCTCCATGCCGGGCAGGGCTAGCTGGTGGGGGTGGACGTGGTCATGGAACTGCTCACCGTTGAGGGCGCTGTGGCTCATGTCACCACCATCTGATCTACCACCAGCCAACCCATGTCATCAGACTTCACTTTCGTGAGGTTCAAAATGGTAAGACATCCACCGTGAATGCTCTTGCGCCAGTTGTCCAAGTCTTCCATGCACAGCTTGTCCGTATTGTTTTTCGTTATGAGGAGTAGGCCGAATAGGCAGATCTTGTTCAAGTCTCTCAGCCTTGTCGAGGAGTCGTTCAAAGTCTGGATGATCACGTTCATCTGTCGGATGACGTACCTCGACAGTGTGAACACCTGGCTTTGTAACCACGATGGATCGTCGTTCCCCAACAGCAAGAGCATTTGTCAGGTCGTTCTCGGAATGAGGGCACAAGGCACCCTTAGAGACACCAGGATGATTATGGACCGAGATGTTTCCTGCCAACCTCTTGGTCGGGATCTTGCCGGTATCGATCTCGCCTGCGCCAGGACGGCCTTTGAGGCGTGACAGGATGCGTCCAGAACCGGACTGCACCACGAAGTGTTCTTCACCGTGCTGCGGTCCAAGACGGTTCTGTAGGTGATTGACGACATTAGAGATGGTGCTTGTCTCGTTCGGCCCCTGGAGAAACTGCCCGGAGTTCAAGGCGTTCCGACTCACGGGCACACGCCCTCTAGCTCCGTAGGGCAGACCGATGGCGTCCTCAGGGGTCCAGCCATGCTGTAGGCGGGCGTAGAGCGTGTGGTACTTGATCGAGCAGCGGTCATCCTCGATCCACTCGGGCAGCACCTTGGTTTCGCCCCAGGCGGTGACACGTAGGCTCTTCTGGGTGTTGCGCTGCTGGCTGCGCTTGGGGATCCAGGTGCAGTTCTCCGGGGTGTAGTCACCATCGTTGTCACTGCGCTCGATGGTGAGGCCATCCTGGTAGCCAGACTTTTTTGCCCATTCCCAGAAGGTGGAGAACTGGCTCCATTCCTCACAGACCTCGATCCCTTGTGCTCCGTAGTGTTTGTAGCGATGGTTGCTTGGATTGGTACAGCGTGCCCACATCGTGTCCCAGACACGGTAGAGCTTGGTCTTGGACTGTCCGTGAGTCGTAGCCTGTTCTTTTCTGTGGCACCCGCAGGACTGGGATCGCCCGCTACGAAGAAGTTGGGCTTGCACCCAGCGTGTGGTGCCGCACTCGCACTCACAGAGCCACTTTGGATGGGTTGGGTTGCTGAGATCAGGCCCGTCGATGACTTCCCAGCGGTTGAATCGTTGACCGAACATGGTCGGACTCTAGCACAGAAGGTTACCATCATGGTCACCACCAGCCAACCCATCCGGTATTCAGAGTGGTCCACTGCCAGTAGTAGCCCTGCCCGGTCTTGGGATCCACGTCTCTGGTGGGGTCGATATTCGTGCTGGGTTGGAGCGCCACGTACCGATGATTTTCAAAATCGATGAGATCCTGGGCCTGGTAGTTGGCCTCGGGATCCCAGGTGCCTCGGTAGGTGTACATCTTCTGGGTGACATCAACAGGTGGGAGTTCCCGCTGGGGCCAGGTGATGTCGTCGTACTCCTTCGACCGGAAAATCGGCACCAGCCGCTTTGTGGTGCGGGACATGCGCCGCAGCCTCGACTGGGTGATGCGGTACAGTCCCACGCCCAGGGCGCTCGACAGCATCAGGTACTGCTGCTGAAGCTGGCCGATCATGCTGGTGACCTGATTGAAGGTCTGGCTGAGCGGGATGGTGACGCCATCGGGGGTGTGGACGTCGTGCTGCTGGGCCAATCCCACGGCGATGTCCCACAGGGCCATGATGGTGACCAGGATGGAGATGGGGTACTCCTCCACCTCGCTGATCATCATGGGCGCCGGGGTGCCGTAGCTGACGGGCTGGCCGGTGGTGCCCAGGGGTGGAGGCCCTGGTGCGGGTGGGAAGCCCTGGTCGATGTGCTCGGGCGGGTCGGTCCCGTAGGTGTGCTGTATATATGCGGTCCGCACGTATAGGTCAAGCTCGGCAGGCAGGAAGTCCCGGTAGTAGGTGCCCTGCGCCACCATGAGCAGCCCCCCAGGAGGGGCTGCGCTGAAGACCAAGGTGCCGCCATGCTCGTCCAGGACGTAGTCGTTGCCCAGCGTGAGGCCGGTAGTACCCCCCTGGGTGGTGTCGGTCAGCACCACCTGGAGGTTGGCGGCCGACACGTTCTCCACCGGTAGCTCAAAGCGCCAGGCTGCCCCGGAGCACGTCTGACGGCACAGGAACGGCCGGGGCAGGTCCCGCAGTCGGAGCCGTGCTAGCTGCGCGATCCGCTGGGTCGAAGAGGGGTCGACCGGGGGGTAGGGCAGCCCCTGGTCGGTGTCGGGGTACTGTCCTGGCTGGCCTGCGGTGATGTCGTAGGGGTTGGGTAGCCCGGACACCACCGTGGTGCCAGGCGTGGTGGTGGTGGCGAGCACGCCCATGCCGCTCTGGCCCGACTGATTCATCGACACAGGTCCAGGCTATGTCCGGGTGGTCACAGGGGGCGCGACACCCTGACCTACGATTGCTGTTATCCGACCCGCCAACGTCGGTGTGCAGTTCCGCCGAAAAATGCCTAGAACGACTGAGGAAAATGCCCTCCTCTTTATTCAACTGTGTCAAGTCAGAGGATCTGGCTACCTTGAACTCGGTAGCCAAGAAGTACGGCAAGATGGCTGACCTCGCTGTCGTCAAGGTGGCGGCTCGTGTCGCTGGCGGGCAGATGGTCGAGCCGATGAAGCGGATGATCGAGGGGGAGTCGAGCCTTCGTGATCACCAGGCGGTAGCTGGCGAGATCACCGTCTTTGAGGACGAGAACAACGTCGTCGTGGGCATCCCTCCTGGCAGCCCCGTCATGGCTCAGACCGAGACCATGCACAGCATCTTCCAGTTGAGCGACGTGACCCACGACCTGGCGAAGCAGGCCGGGGACATCGAGCAGCGCTTCCTCCAGGAGCTTCAGAAGGTGTCGGCGTGACCCTGGTCAGCCCGCCCTACGACACTGACGTCAACTCCCCCTTCCTGGGGCTGTACGTCGAGGAGGACATGGGGCTGAAGAACCTGCTCCAGGGGATCACCGTCACCGACCTGAACGCCAGCGCCAACACGCCCCGGGCGGTGCCGGTGTGGTTCCACAACCCGGAGCGGGAAGAGCGCCGGATCACCTACCCCAACATCGTGATCAACTTCATGGGTGAGCGGGTGGCTCACGAGCGTGAGCATCGGGGGTACGTACCGGTGGGATATCGGTACCTCCAGAACATCCCCCTCCCTGATCCCCCACCCTCCATGGAGTACCCCATCCCGCTGGACTTCGACTACACCGTCACGGCCAGTTCTCGGATCAACCAGCACATCTCGCAGATGTCGTACGCCCTGGCGATGGGTCCGCTGCACCCCCGGTTCGCCCAGATGACCTGCCCGGGTGGCACGGTGCGACGGATCACCGTCATGGGGGTGACCCGCACCAACAGCATGGAGACCGACAAGCGGCTCTTCCGCCAGATCTACCACCTTCGGATCCCCACCGAGATCGAGGACCCGGTCTCACTGCTGACCACCAGGGTGCGCCACGTCGTCCTGACCATCCTGGACAGGTACAGCAGGACGACGCTGTGGGGACCAGGCGTGATGCAGGCCATCCCGAACACCTCCTCTCTCGACCGCAGCATCCCCGGCCAATCCCAAGTGACACCAAGGGAGTAGAAAAATGCCCACCCTCACTCGTCCCGGCGTCTATGTGGACACGTCGTCGTTCCCCACCTATATCAGTGCCACACCGGGTACGGCGGCGGCATGTTTCTGTGGGCCGATGAATCGTGGTCCCTGCACCGTAGGGACCACTAAGTACGGGGTGACGCCCACCATCGTTGACTCCTGGCGGGACTTCGTCGCTCAGTTCGGTGGCTTTGAGACCGCCTACCCTCCTAGCCCTCTCAAGCTGGCCGTCTTCTGTTACTTCTCGGCCGGTGGCAGTAGCGCCACCGTTATCCGGGCCGCTCGTCAGGACGCTTCAGGTCCGGTGGTTGCCACCTTCTCCTTCAATGACCAGGCCACCAGCCCGGTGGGTGGTGTTCCCACCCTCAAGATTTCCGCTGCCAACCCAGGAGCGTGGGGCAACAACATCTACATTGACATCCTGCCCGGTACCATCAAGGATGCCCTCCAGAATGTCCTGAGCTTCACCGTCGTGGTCAAGTACCAGGGCAATGGCCCGCAGAACATTGTCGAGCGGTGGCAGGACGTGTCGATGGTTCAGGGGTCCAATGTCGTGGGCCAGAACAACTACGCCCCCAACGTGATCAACAGTACCTTCTCCGGCTCTCGGTACATCACCGTCCAGGATCTCAACTCAGCAACGGCTGCTCCGGCGAACAATCCTCGCCCTACCGCTTCTTCTCAGCAGTTAGCTGCGGGCTCTGACGGCTCGCCTATCACCTCCAGTGACATCCAGGCTGCCCTCACCGCAGGACTGGACCAGTACCCTGATCAGCCGTTCATCATCAACATGCCAGGCATGACGACGGCGGCCGATCTCTCCAACGTGATCGCTTACGCTCAGTCGCGTGGCAATGGCTTCGTGGTGGTGGACTGCCCGCCCGGCCTGAATCCGGCCAGCATGGTGTCCTGGGTCCAGGGTGCCTCAGGTCTCCCGGCCAGTGCCCAGGCTGCGGTGTACTACCCCCAGGTGCAGATCGCTGATCCGTACTCGCCTCAGCCTGGGGTCACCCGGCTGGTGCCACCGGGCGGGTTCGTCACCGGGTTGTACGTGGCGACTGACTCCAGTCGAGGAGTCGCCAAGGCCCCTGCCGGTCTCGGTGCTTCCCTGCTTGGAGCCTATGGGCTGGAGACGATCATCACGAATACTGACCAGGGCACCCTGACCCAGGCCAATGTCAACTGCATCATCGCCGTGCCTGGCTCTGGCATTGTGGTCTGGGGTGCCCGCACGCTGTCGCCCTATCTCATCACCCGGTACGTGTCGACGGAGCGGTCGCTGATCTACCTGTCCACTCAGATGGTGGCGTTGACGAAGTTCGCTGTCTTTGAACCGAACGACTGGATCTTGCGGAATCAGATCACTTCTGTCCTCACGCAGTTTTTGTCAATGTTCTGGCAGAGCGGCGGTCTCCAGGGGTCGAGTGGATCACAGGCGTTCTATGTGATCTGTGATGACAGCAACAACCCCCAGTCTTCTATTCAGCAAGGCATCATCAACGTGGAAGTGGGTGTGGCCTTGCAGTTCCCCGCCGAGTTCGTGGTGATTCACGTCGGCCAGTGGGCGGGCGGTCAGACTATTTCCGTCACCACCTAAGGAGCACGAATGGCTGCTAGCAATAGAGGACTCAACTCTGATCCCCTGCGGAACTTTCGCTATCGGGTCGCCATCAACCACCCCAACAGTTCACTGAAGAATCTGGCTCGCTTTGGTTTCATGGCGGTGTCTGGTCTGTCGGTGAACAACGAGGTCATCCCCTACCGTGAGGGTGGCAACAACACCACGACCCGGAAGATGCCCGGTCAATCCGACTTCGGACCTTTGACCATGACCCGTGGTTTCATGGCCGCTCCCATAGAGAACGGTGTCACGTCCAACATCGGTACTCACGAGATCTACGATTGGTTCACCCAGATCTTCAGTGTCGCCATCGGGGCTGGCTTCGGGAACAACACCGACTTCCGGGTGGGTGTCACCATCGACGTCCTTGAGCATCCCATGACCAGTGGGGCCATGGCAGCCGGTGTGGATCAGACCCCGCCCATCAAGGCACGGTTCGCGGTCTACAACGCTTGGCCCATGGGCTACAGCTTCAGTGACCTGGAGGCCGGTGGTAACGCTGTCTTCATCGAGAACCTGACCCTGGCCCATGAGGGCTGGGCCGTCATCACCGCCAGCCAGGATCCCGGCTCCTTCGTCGGTGGCTCGCAGATGCCATGAGTGATGTTCCCGATGTCGAGGTAATCGAGGCGCTCCGGCAGCCAGAACTCGCCACCAGTCTGGCGAACAAGCTCACCAAGCCGTCCATCCCGCTGATGGGGGCGCTTCCGGCCGACACGGTGACGCTCCCCGGTGGTTACCTGGATCAGGACGGTCTCCTGCATACTGACGCTCGCATCCGCGAGATCAACGGGTCGGACGAAGAGGCCATGGCCCGGGAGCTACGCAATCCCACGGTGAATGTCCCCAAGGTGGTGGACCTCCTCCTCAGGCGCTGTGTGCTCTCAGTGGGCACCATGGACCCGGTGCCGCCAGCCATCTTGGCTGACCTGCTGTCCGGTGACCGGGCCTACCTCATGCTGAAGATCCGCATGCTGACCTTCGGTGCTGACTGGGAGGTGCCTGACTTCCCCTGCCGGTTCTGTGGTCAGACCTTCGGCACCATCATCGACTTGGACAGCATCAAGGTCAAGAAGCTGGAGAACCCGATGGTCCAGGATGTAGAGGTGTCGTTGCGAAACGGTCATCTAGCCATGGTGCATCTGCTGAGCGGTGCTGTGCAGTTGGAGATGGTGGGTGACGGTAACCGCACGGGTCCAGAAGAGATCACCATTGCGATCAACCGCAGCCTTCGCTCCATCGATGGTCAGCCGGTGACCACTCCCATGGCTCAGAAGATGAGCATGGCTGATCGTCGCTCGGTCACTAAGGCCATGGCCGATGGACAGCCTGGTCCCGTCATGGAGGAGGTGGAGGTGGCATGTCTGGAATGCGGTCGAGAGGGGGACTACACCGTATCCCTGGTGGACCTTTTTCGTTAACGACCTCACCTCCTTCGACCTCCTCTATCTACAGTACCAACGGATCGCAGAGCGGTTCCCTGGTTGGACCCTGTCGGAAATCAAGTCCATGTCGTTCCCTGAACGACATCACTGGATAGACGTCGTGTTGGAGCAGGCGAGATAATGGCGAACGGATATGGCGTAGGTCTCTTCGACAGCAAAGGGCCGACTGAGTTCGCTGCCGCCATCAAGAAGATCTGTGATGCACTGACCGGGGTCACCGGCTGCTTCGATACTCTCAGTAAGAGTGCGACCAAAGATCTCGCTAACATCAACAGCGCCATTGACGCCATGGTGGGCAAGATCAAGGGCATGTCGGGCGCCATGGCTCAAGCGCAGTTCGGTGGTGCCCCAGGTGGTGGTGCCCCGGGTGGTGCTCCTGGTACTGGCGCTGGTCAGACTCAACCTTTTTGGAGTCAGCCCAGTAGCGGCCAGACCGGCGACGCTTTAAACGCCCAGGGTTGGTCAATCGACGCTGCGCCCAAGCCTGACTCTAAGACTGGAGGGGCTCCCCCGAGTATGCCCCCGGGCACAGCGGGTGGTGGCCCCGGTAACTTCCCCAAGCCACCAACCGGTACGGCAGGCCCCAACAAGCCTCCGGGTGGCTCCATGTTGAACAAGGCCTGGCCGATGGTCTCGGCTGCGGCTGGTGCTGCCGATAAGTTCACCCAGGGTGCGGGCGGCAGCATGATCTCGGCCGCTGTGCAGGGCGCCACCATCGGCCAGATGCTCGCCCCTGCCTTCGGGGTCAGTCCCAAGAGCATGTACGTCATCCCTGGTGGCACGCTGGCCCAGAATCCCCAGGACTACGCCCTGAGCAACTACTACGCCACCATGAACATGGGCGTGGCCCCCAATACCCCGAACTGGAGCACGGTCCAGAAGGGTGCACAGCAGTTGATGGCCCTGGTGCCCAACATGAGCCGCCAGGGCGCCATGCAGGCTCAGAACGCCATGCAGCAGCCTCAGACGATCAACTCTGCTTTGGCTGTGGGCCTGAACCTGCGCCCAGGTGGTCAGCTTCAGACGCCTGAACAGCAGTACGCCCAGATCTTCAACCGGCTGACCATGGGCGGCAAGGTCGACGCTAAGACCTTTGAAGCCATGATGGCGCCCGGTGGTCCCGGCCAGGTGAACCTGGCTTCTCTCGGATATACCCCGGGTAGTGATCAGTACTTAGGATTCATGCAGTACTCCCTCACCAGGCTAGGTATGCAGAAGCAGGGTAAGAGCATGGTTGATGTCGGCACTGCTGCGGGCGTCTCAGCGGCTGGCCTCAACACCCCGTACATGTCCCAGCTACAGGCTCAGTCAGCGAAGTCACAGTTGGAGTCCAGGGCAGAGCCTGGACTCGCACAGGCTGCCAAGAACCTGAATCAGGCCGCTGCTTCTCTGCTCAAGATTGTTGGTCCACTAGGCAGTCTTTTCGGTGGAGCCATTGGCGGGGCCAGCAAGATGTTGGGTCCGGTCAACGACATTCTGAAGCTCTTCACTGGCGGTAAGTTCCAGTCGGGTGGAACAGTGGATGGTCCTCTCAACAAGGCCATGCTCGCCATCGTCCATGGTGGGGAGCGGGTCATCACCCCAGGAATGGGGGCCGAAGGTCAGTCGTCTCTCGGTGGTAGTTGTGGCTGTGGCAAAGGGTTCGGCGGCTTCCCCGGTCTCGGTAGTATCGGTAATGTCCTCGGTGACGTTGGTGGGTTCTTCAAGCATCTGCTCGGTGGCATCCATATGCCTTCCGTAGGTTCGATACCTGGCGCTGGTCTTCTTGGACGTGTAGGTGGGGACATAGGGCAATGGGGTGAGGACGTAGGGCAATGGGGAAAAGACGTCGGCAATATCCCCGGTAAGGCTTTTGGGGCGGTGGACAGGTTCGGTCGTCGTATTGGTGGCGATGTGATGGGTGCCGGTGAGCACGCCAAGCACGACATCACCAACTGGCTGAAGGACATCCCCATCATCGGCGCTCTCTTTGGTGGCAGTGTCTTCGGCGCTGCCAAGGGCACGGTGGAGCACGCCAAGCATGACATTACGAACTGGCTAAAGGAAGTCCCGATCATCGGCGCCCTGTTCGGCGGCAGTATTTTCGGCGGTGCCAAGGGACTGGTTCATGGCGCCGGGCATAGGGTCAGTGGTGCAGCGCACACCGTTGGTCACTGGGGCAGCAGTCTGTTCCAGGGCGCAGAGCACCTGGGTAGCTCGCTCCTGCATGGGGTGACGGGCCTGTTCGGCCATCACAAGAAGGGCGGGGACACCGCCATCGAAATACTCAGCAAGAAGCTGAGTGACATCAAGGACACAGCCCTCTACAGTTTGCTCACTCCGGTACCCAAGGGCTCGATCCTGGAGGCCCTCACCACTGGGCCTGGGGGTGGGAAGCCAGTGGCTCCCACCACACCTCAACATCAACAGCCCGCCCCCAAGCAGACCGGTCCCCAGCCCTCATCTCACAAGGGAGGGATCAGTGGGTTCCTGGGTGGCCTCGGGAGCGCCCTTGGTGGTCTGGGGCAGCAGCTTTTCGGTGTCTCACCGGCCGCTGCTGCCACCACGACCCCTAGTGCTCCGAAAACATCAGCGGCCTATCAGTGGACCTATCAACGCCCTACGAATCAAGCTGTTGACCTTTCCTGGATGTACGCTGGTGGATCGTCCACCACTCAAACGTCTAGTGGGAATGGTGGCACCCCAAATGCTGGTAGTCCTGCATCAGCAGGAGGAGGGGCGAACGCAACAGGGAGCAGTAATGCCCAGAAGGCGTACAACTTTCTGCTGGCTAAGGGCCTTACCGATTTCCAGGCTGCCGGTGTAGTCGGTAACTTCGTCCAGGAATCTCATGTCGATCCCACCACGGCAGGGGGCGGCATCGCCCAGTGGATAGGAAGTCGCTGGACGGCTCTTACGGCTCTGGCTAAGCAGGAAAATAAACCAACGAGCGATCTCGGTGTGCAACTGGATTATTTGTGGCAGGAGCTTACCGGGCCTGAGGCTGGCTCGTTATCTGCTCTGAGAGCGTCTACCGATGTGGTCTCGGCGGCTACTGCGTTTCAGACCTCGTTTGAGCGGGCCGGTATACCCATGATGCAGAACCGGATCAAGTACGCTCAGAACATTCTGGCATCCAAGGGAGCCAGCTACGCCCGTGGCACCCAGTTGATCGCCCGCAATCAGCTTGCCATGCTCCACCGTGGTGAAGCTGTGATTCCGGCTGCTGATAACTACAGCGCCATGCCCTACAACAAAAACGGGGCGGTGGGTGGGAGTGGCGCTGTCCATCTGGATTTCAGGGCTGGTTCGGTTGTCCTGCAAGTTCCGGCCAACGCCACCCAGTCACAGATGGAGGACATCGCCAACCAGTTCGTCAAGGCCATCTCCAAGCCCCAGCTTCTCACCGCTGCCAGGAGTCAGTGATGTCTGCCACCACCGCCACCTCGGCCATCGACGTTGGTACTGGAAAGCCTGGTGATCAGGCGTTCGCGATAGCTCAGGAGCAGTTGGGGAAACCCTATGTGTACGGGTCTCAGGGACCGAACACGTTTGACTGCTCCGGTCTCATGGTCTACTCGTACGCCCAGGGTCCGCACTTGCAGATCGGGCGCACCACCACTGATCAGTGGAACAACCAGACATCGCTGTTCACCCTCTACGACGCCGTCAACCCCCTACCCGGCCAGCCTAGTGCGGCCGACCTCGCCAGCCAGTTGGAGGTGGGGGATCTCGTCCTCTACTTCCTTCCTGGGAACGATGGTGAGAACGCTCACGTCAGGATGTACGCCGGGGGCGGGCAGATGATCGAGGCCCCCTACACCGGTCAGGTGGTCAGGATTGTTGGCTTGGATCTCCAGGGCGACAGCAGGGAGCCTATCCGGGGGGTCAAGCGTGCCTCAGGTGGGGGTAGTACGACCGGTCCCGGTGGAGGAGGCGGCGGTGGTGGCGGTGGCAGCGGTGCCAGTAACAACAGCACGACCGGCACCGGCTACAGCAAGGCGTTCCCGAACTTCAAGCAGACAGTAGGCAAGCTCCCTGACCTCACCACAGATGAGGGCAAGAAGGCTGCCCAGACTGCCGGTACCTGGGATTATCCTGACCCTCGGAACAATCTTCCGTTCTCTCCTCAGTTCGCAGGCAAGGTGACAGCGGGCAATGCGGCGGGCGGTTTTGGGTATATGCCCAATCAACTTCTGATACGGGGCGGGATGTCGGAACTGATGTACGACACCAACACCACCTCCAGCAGTGGTGATCCGTCGAAGGGCACCTTCAAGGCACGTAAGGGTGGTCCATTCGCCTGCTACTTCATGATGAACCCACTGAACATCTCGGTTGACTGCTCGATCACCGCAGACGCCACTGCTCCATCCCAGACTGACCCCACTGCGCTCCAGGTCGGACCCTACTGGGTGTCGCAACAGTCCATCAGCTTCTCGCTGATCTTCAACCGCATGTACGAGGTATTCATGGGGGGCTACAAGAACCCCAAGGACGGTGGGCCTGGTCCCTCTGACATCGGGTGTCGTTGGGACATCAGGGCTATAGAGCGACTGATGGGGATGTATGACGCTGACCAGTTGTATCCCAACAGCAAGACGCTGTCAGGAAACGCTGGCCTGGGCATTAATGGTGCCGGTTCCCGGCCACCTCAGGCAATGCCTCTTCAGGTCGTGTTCGGGGGAGACAAGTCCTATCAGTTCCAAGGCCTGATCTCCACCTTCAACTACAACTACACCCTGTTCTCCAAGGATATGGTCCCCATCGAGGCGACCTGCGACGTCGGAGTCATGAAGGTGTATCTGCCCTTCCTGGCGGGCGCTGACATCATGAACCCCTTGATCAACGGTCCAGACAACTTTCCGCAAGGTCAGGGCGGTACCATTCTCGCTCCTGGACAGCCTTCTGGCTTCAACAACCCGAAGGCGTTCAGAGGATGATCATCACCGGCTCCCGCTACTTCGGTCATCCCGTGGTGGCGGTGACCACCAGTGATAACACCAAGACGCGAGCCGTCTATCGCTCCGGGCTTCCCAACCTGTTGACGAGCGCCTTCACCTACTACACCGTGAAGAGTGGGGATCGTCTCGATCTCATCGCCGCCCAGGTCTACGGTGGCTCCAGCTACTGGTGGCGCATCGCGGATGCCAACCCGGAGGTCTGGTATCCGCAAGACCTGGTGGTCGGCTCCATCATCAGGATCCCGACGTGACGATCACGCCCGGTGCGTACCCGACCTTTGACCCTGGTGGGATCAACGCCCAGAAGATCGTGCATCATGTCAAGATCATGATGTCGGAGGGCATGCATGACACGGCTCTGATCACCCTGCGGAATGAGCCGCTGGATGTACCAGAGCTACAGCCTGGCATCCCGGTGGTCATGCAGTACGGCTGGCATCCGATGGATGTGGAGATGTTCTACGGCTACATTGATCATGTCGAGAACCATTATGACCGTGCCGTCACGACCGGTGTCACGTACGAGGACGTGATCTGCATGGGGGTGAGCTATGCCCTCAAGGATCCGTTCGTCGGCGCCTGGACCAACATCCAAGCCTCATCGGTCGTGAAACAGGTGGCAAAGCAGTACTTCCTCTCCACTCTGGTGGAGGATGACGACGACTTCTGGCCGTCACTCGCCAGCCCTGGTGATTCCGCCTGGAGCTTCCTGTCCCAGCTAGCGGCAAAGGTGGGCTACAGCCTTGCGTGCAACAAGAGTCAGATCCGTTTCACTTCTGCTGACTTCGGCTTGCGGCAGTACTGGTCAGGTATGCAGGTCTTCCATACCCGAAACAGCGCCCCAGCATATTCCGACCAGTCCATCACCCGGTTCAGCACTGTCCAGGGTGAGGCGCTGCCCATCCCCGGCCATCAGAAGGCCATCCGCAGGCTCTCTGGCCTGGACTCATCAGGTCAGATCATCGGTGCCGTGGATGATGGAAGCAGTCTGCCCAGCCAGCTAGGTCAGAGTTCGACCTACCCCTTCTTCGGCCAGCAGATCTCGGATCAGGTGGTGACCAGCCAAGCGCACGCCCAGACGATCCTGGCTGGTATGACCCAGGCCAACCGGTTCCACTACCAGGCCACGGCGACGCTCAGTGGAAGAACCTCAGTGCGCCAGGGCATGCCCATCGTGCTCCAGGGAATCGACACCAGCCACGACGGCATGTGGTGGGTCCAGGAGGTCACGCACAAGATCCTCTCGGAGGGCTACGCCATGGACGTGTGCCTCGGGCGTGACTCTCTGGGGGACACCGGCCGCCTTCCCACCCAGGCGCCCGGGGTGGCCTACAGTCCCCAGAATCCCTTCGCCTACTCCATCATAAATGCGCCCGCCACCCGACTGATCAACAGGCGCTGGCGGGCCGCCTCCCAGAGCAACTTCGATGTCTCTTAGCTCGCCCCCGACTACGTCCACCTACGCTGGTGTATACGCCGCCAAGGTCTACGCCATCAATGACCCCGGGAATCAGGGCCGCATCCAGATGTGGATCCCCCAGATCTTCGGCTCTCAACCAGTCCGCATCTGGGCACCCTCCCTCCAGTCGTCTGCGCCGCAGCCCAAGGTGGGTGACACCGTCTGGTGCATTTTCCAGGGTGGTGATCCCTCCTACCCCACGTACTTTCCTCAGTCAGGTGGGGGTGGGGGCGGTGGCGGTGGTGCAGGTTCAAGCATCGTCAGCATGCGGGCACACCGCTCCCTTGACTGGACGCTCAGTACCACCCCTAATGCGCCTTTCAGTCTCAATACTGTCGACTGGGATACCGACAGTCGCTATAACTCCAGCACGGGTGTCTATACCTGCCCTCAGGCCGGTAAATACCAAGTCGTGTATCAGGTGTCCGGTGCATCTAATGTGGCAAATGCCTCGATAGGTATTTACCTTCAGCACAACGGAGTGGGCTGTTCGCAGAACTACTCGGCCTACTCGACAACCACAACGCTGGAGTACATCTGGGCGCAGGTCGTTGACACGGTCGATTGTCAGGTCGGAGACACGCTCTCTACTACAGCGTGGTCTACTCCTGCCATCCCTGGCGAACCCGGCGGTGCGAACACCTACATCGCCATCGATCTGTTATCGGTTGGGCCTGCCGGTCCAGCGGGTGCTCAAGGGATTCCTGGATCAACAGGAGCACCAGGGACGACAGGACCACCCGGAGCATCCGGGGCAACAGGACCAGTCGGACCGGCGGGACCTACCGGACCTACCGGTCTACCGGGTACGGCTACACCTACCATCAACCTACGGGCTCACCGTGCTGCCGCTTACCCCTTGTCCAGTCCCGCTGCGTCCACGCTCCCGATGGACACAGCCGATTGGGACACCAACTCCATGCTCAATACTGGTACTGGTGTCATCACTATCCCCAGTGCTGGTCGGTACAAAGTCGTGTTCCAGATATTCACCGGTTCTGGTGCGGCCATTAGTAACTACGCCGCCGTCTCTATTCTTAAGAACGGTACGGTTACAGCACAGGGTTTTTCCTCGTACTCGTCAAGTACTACCAGCATATGGTTGAATGCCCGTGTTGTCGACACCCTTACCTGCAATGCTGGTGACACCATTGCTTTCCAGTGTGCATCGAATGTTGCTGGTCTTACTCTCAATAACAGCGGTAATAGTTCCTTTGCTACCATTGATCTGGTCGGGGGTGGCGGTCCTGTCGGACCTATTGGTCCCACTGGGCCAACTGGTGCGACTGGAACTACAGGCGCTACCGGACCAACTGGGGCGGCGTCCTCAGTGCCCGGACCTACTGGTCCAACCGGCGCCACAGGACCACCTGGAACAGGCGCTACCGGCGCTACCGGCGCTACCGGACCAACCGGTCCGACGGGGTCAGCCGGTCTACCAGGCACGGCTACACCCACTGTTAACCTGCGTGCTCACCGCACTGCTTTCTACACCATGCCTACGGTTGCCACGTCCTTTGTCATGGACACGGTGGACTGGGATACCGACTCCGGCTTCAGTGCTGGTGTCTACACCGTGCCTCGTGGTGGCCGGTACGCTGTGGTCTTCCAGATCGCGGCTTCAAGCACCGCCGCCAACCAAGTACTTTGTCTTTACATTGTCCATAATGGTGTGGCTTCTGTCCAGAACTATTCTGCGTATTCGACTGCTGCAAGTGAGTTCCTGTGGGCGCAGGCGGTTGACACCCTTCAGTGCAACGCTGGAGACACCATCAGTTGCCAAGCGTGGGCGCAAGCTGCCCTTAGTTGCACCGTCAACACGTTAAATACCTACCTGACCATCGACCTCGTCGGTGGTGGAGGTCCGGTTGGCCCTACTGGATCGACAGGGGCCATCGGTCTGACCGGACCGACAGGGCCAACCGGACCAACCGGAGTGACAGGGGCAGCTTCTGTTATTCCTGGTCCGACAGGCCCCACGGGAGCCATAGGACCGACTGGACCGACAGGGGCAGCCTCCGTCGTTCCCGGTCCGACAGGGGCTTCGGGAGCCATAGGACCGACAGGGGCAACCGGACCGACCGGACCGACAGGGGCAGCCTCCACTGTCCCTGGACCGACAGGCCCCACTGGGGCGACCGGGACGACAGGACTGCAAGGGATTCAAGGTGTAACTGGACCGACAGGACCGACCGGACCACAAGGTCCGGCAGGAGCAACCGGAGCGACCGGACCAACTGGGACGACAGGAGCGACAGGAGCCACCGGACCGCAGGGTCCAGCAGGTTCGCCACAGCCGTGGCTGGTGGCATGGGGCCAGCCGCTGTCACCCAGTGTCCCCTACGCTATCCTGGGCGCCAACAGCGGATCAATCGGGACCACCCTGACCCTGATCCCTGGTACCACCGTGTCATGCCAGACAGTGCCCAACCGACGACTCAAGATTACGGCCAGTTGTCTGGTCGCTGCCACGGTCGTGGGGGCAGAATCACGTTGTACCATCTGCCAGGACAGCAGTACCGCAACCGTTCTCACTGGTTCCCAAGCTTCGATATATGCGGGGTCGACCAGATACTTGGCGCTTACCATTTACGGAATCATCACTACCACCGATTCCGCCAGTCATAGTTGGACTATCGGCCTTGGGGTGGCTCAACAGGTCAGTGGGAACACTGTCTCAGCGGCTGGCGGTACCAGTATCTGGGTCGAGGACATCGGCCCGGCCACCTCATCATAGAAAGACGACCATGAGCCTTTCGGCTGATCGAACACTTGGCAGTCTGCCGGTCATGCCGGTGCTGCCGTCTTCCAACCAGCGGTTGATGTCTAGTGGGGATATTTACCAGGAACTTGGTCCCAACTATTCCTCCCAGGAGCTACTGGTCACCGCTGCCCTGAGGACGGCCATGATCCCTGGGCAGGAGCTAGTGGCTGATGTGCGCCCCCGCATCGCCACCCTGGGCATGCCCTTCCCACCCCGGTGGGGGTTCCCCAGCTACCAGGAGCGCCAGTCCGACATGGATCAGGTGCTCGACGCTCAGCGGGTGTTCCAGACCCGGCGCTACGACCTCTCCGGCGGTGTTGCTGGCTGGCAGGGGGCAGCGCGTAACGTGGGTGTCGCGGACGTATGGTGACGAGGTAGGAGAGCCATGGCAGCGACAATTTTTCGCAGCTACTCAGGAACGCCCACCGGGGTCGGTCCCATCGAGAGCCTCGCCCCGTCCCCTGGACCCAGTCCCGGCCGGATCGTAGGCTTGTCTCCTGCCCTTCACCTCCTGGGTGACATCGGTGCGCCTCTTCTCGGAGCGGCCGCTACTGCCCGGGAAAAGGTCCGGGACTTCAACGATGACGAGGTGCCCGCGATAGGGGGGGCGGTCCAGGGCAAGATGCTCGGTCCTGGCAGATCTCAGCCTCCACGGGGTGGCCCCAGTGCTCCTGGCGGTCCTTGGGGTGGTGGTGGCGTTCGTCCTCCTCGTGGTCCGAAAGGTGCTCCCCCTGCTGGTTCGGAGCAGGATCTGGAAGACATCGAGACGGCAAAGCGTGCCAAGCAGGCGGGCCAGGAGAACCGGGACTACGTCCGTCGCATTGTCGGCACGCCCAAGCGTCGTCCTAGGAACGAGGATCCGTTTGGTCCCGGTGATTACGGCACGGCCCAGACGACGACCTCCAGGAAGAATCCCGACCTCCGGCGTTGGACCCCTTAGGAGACTCACATGGCTACATTCCGAGACCGCTCGATGAACGCCGAGTTGCTGGAAGGCATGGTGGACGGCACCTACAAGCGCATCGTTCGTGATCGATCCAACTACCCCGACCCTGATCGGCGCCTTCAGCGGGCTGACAGGGTGGCGCTGAACCATGGCTACGGTGGCTACGGCGTGGCCGAGGCCGCTCAGAAGCGCACCCCGGACGGCCGCTTCGCCCATGACGCCGGGTTCGCTCCTGGTGGGGAGATGATCTAGATTCCGAGACTGCTCGTATGCCGGGAGTGCCAGACCATCGAGGAACTCCCCCTCTATGACGGTCCCAAGGAGCTAGAGGCTCAGGATCCCATCCTGGACAACGTGGTGCGTCGCCACGTCCAGAAGCACGGCGCCATGCGGCCTGACGCTGCCGCTCTCCTGGTGGCGTCAGAGGATCCCTGCACCTGTGACGAGAAGAAGATGGTGGACCTGAGGGGTGCATCGGTGGCGAGCCGCCCAAGGGTTCAGGGTCGACACACCTTCTGGGAGGGTCACCGCGACGACATCCTGAAGGGCCTGGGGGAGCGCTGGACCGGCTTTGACCCTGAGTTCTACGCCACCAAGGACACCTTCCAAGAGGACGCCATGCGGTGCTACAACCTGCACCGTCGTCCCCAAGGGGCTGACTGCATCGACTGGCAGGCCGACTACCGGCGGGTCACCCCCCATGACTGGAAGGGTAGGAACGTCTACCTCTGCGATTTTTGTCCAGTAGCCTCTTCGGTGAAAACAGCCCAGCGATTGGCTCTGGGGATCTATGACCGTCAGCCAGGCGAGACTGACTGATGATGAACGGATCCGACCCGGAGCCGGAGCAGGTGCTGTGCCTGTTCATCGTGGTCGTGGACCTCGACGGCTCCTCACGCGCCATCTTGAACCCGGCTCAGCGGTTCGTGGCTCAGCGGGAGGCCAGTCCCAAGGACATCTACCCGGCCTGTGCCAACGTGCTGGCTGATTTTCAGGGCCTCAAGACGGCCGAGGCTATTTTGAGCTTCCAGCATCAGCTAGCTCGTCAGGTGGCTGATAACCAGGCGGCGGAAGAGGCCCCTGAGGGCCTCTAGAGTCGCTGTAGCGGTCTGTGACCCCCTACAGCCCGCTCTGGGCGGTCCAGCCCTCAAGTAGCTGGTAGGCGTCCTCCAGGCCCACTGAGGGGTTGTGGTCGTGACCACAGACCCACTCCCCCCAGCGGTCCCGGTAACAGGGAGGACCGCTGGCGTCTTCCACCAGGAAGCTACGCCCTGAGGGATGTAGTACCTGGGAGGTGATGATGCCCCGCTGGACCACTAGGTGTAGGTCATGGCGCCGGTCAGGGTGCCAGCACCTGCCGGTGTGGTCACCACCACGCTGGCAACGCCCGCCACTGACGCCGCAGGCGTGACACAGGTGATGGTGCTGTCGTTGACCACCACCACGGAGGTGCAGGCGCCGCCGATGTTCACGGCCGTGGCTCCGGTGAAGCCGTAGCCGGTGATGGTGACCGGGACGGCGACTCCATGGAGAGTGGTGGCAAGGCTGAGGCCCGTGACCGTGGGTATCTTCGCCGCCTGACGGTCAGCGACGAGGGCGTCGGGCCAGGTGACAGAAGCGGTGCAGACCGGGCTGGTGGCCTGGGCGCCTGCCGTGCCCGGGGTGGTGCCCACCTGGACGCCCCAGTTCGGGGTGGCGAGGGGGGAAGCGGCCCAGGAGGCAGGGGAGTAGGCGACACCGGTTGCAGGGTCGATGGTGTTCCACTTCGGGACGGCAGCAGCCGCAACCGGGTTGCTGGGCAACTCCCTGGCGGTCATGGTGTAGGGGTTGGCGAGCGGGTTGTAGGGGGGCATTACGCACTCTCCTTCTCAGGCTCTTCCTGCGGCTCTGGCGCTGGTGGGCTGTAGCCCTCCAGGCGAGGGTCTTCGACCGTGACGCCCACCGCAGCCATGGCATCAACGTGGTCCTGGATGGTGGCCTGGGCCGCAGCGACCTGCTCATCAGGCAGGACGACGGTCTCATCGACGGCATCGGGGTGGGTGTCGATGAACGCCTGGGCGGCGGCGGTATTGGCCGGAAGCTCGTAGGGGCTGTAGACCCTCTTGGCCGGGTCGGGGTTCTCCTCCGCTGCCTTTGCCTCATCCTCTCTGACAGCGACCTCCTGGCTCGGCTCTTCCTCAGTGGCGGTGGCGGCGTCATCCTCTTCCAGTCGGGCCACCAACTCGTCCTTGTGACCCGAGATGGGGAGATCTCTGGACCGAAGCTCGTCCCGAAGCTCCTCCACGGTGTTGGCCTGGTACCCCTCTAGTTCTTCTGCCATGCCCTAAGTTTTACCCACCGCCTCCTGCCCCCCCGTGTCACCCCAGGGATCCTCCTCGACCACCCCGAAAATCCACGGTGGGGATGTCTCCATGAAGGGCTGGATAATGCAGGAGTTGCGGATCCGGGCCATGACCAGGCCCTGAGGCAGGGCCGGTCCCCCCAGCCAGGCCAGGTTGAGCGGCCAGTTCACCCCCGGGCTGAAGACCAGCACCCCCAGGTGTCGGAAGCAGGCCCGCACGGGCGGCTCGGGGCGGCGGTCGATCAGGAAGGCATCCGGCCAGTCACAGGGCTCTCGCCAGTCACACACTAGGCTCGTACTATGCCACCGATAGCAGCAGCAGCAGCATTAGAGGCCGGTGCTGGAGAAGCAGGTGCGGCTGGAGCCGGGGCTGCTGGAGCCGAAGCTGGTGCCGGTGGTGGCCTGCCCGGCATGCTGAAGGACTTCAACGACATCCCTGGCGCACAGATCCTGGGGTCGATTGGCGGGAAGGTGGTCCACGCAGCCATGGGCGCCATCGGCACTGGCAAAAACCCAGTGGAACGGGTGGACGAGGGGCCTGTGGGTCAGATGGCCTGAAAAAACAGGAGGCCCCCTTGAAGAGGGCCTCCTGCCGAACCATGGCTACCACACCATGTGTCTACCGCACTCGCCACTGTACCAGACTCATGCCAGGTTGGGGATCGGGTGGTACTTGTCCAGGAACTCTTGGAGGCCCCGGCGACTCAGGGTCTGCTGGACGTACTGGTAGGGCCAGTCGCCCAGCAGGCGCGAGATCTCCATGACCCCGTAGCCCTGGAGGTACAGTTCCACGATCATCTCGTCCCTGGGCTGGGACTCCTCCCACTTCGCCATGGGCGTGTCGGCGCAGTCCTCGCTGCACCAGAACACGAACCGCCCTATGCGGCGACGGTAGCCAAGGAAGACACCGCAGCAGCGGCATCGCATCTCCAGTAGCTCGTCAGAGTCCACTGTCATCATCACACCTTCTCCAGAGCGGCGATGACCTCGTCCACAAAGGACTCCGGGAAGACGGCCCCGCTCATGTTCTCTCCGTTGGGCAACAGGTTGAGGCCCACCCGGATCAGGTCTTCGCCCAGTCCTGTCGGGATCCTGGTGATCCTCACCTCTCGATTGTCGGCCAGCCTGACTCGGCTGACGATCCTCTGCGTGACTTCTCCGGCCATACGATTCTCCTTAACGCTTGACATGATAAACCCGATCCTTCTCGATGAGGGGCAGGTACTCCGGCCCTTTGACGCAGGCTGACACGGTGGTCTCCCGGTAGTTGCCGTGCTTGTCGATCCAGCGACGCTTGTGCTCACGCACTCGCCAGCGGTGACTCCATAGCACGGTCTCAGGGACGTGGTCCGGGTCGGTGTGCTTGGGCGGCTGGTCGACGGGCCGCAGGTCAACGACGGTCACCTCAGAGATGGGGCTGTGCGCCCGCTGGAGCCGCTTCAGCATGTACCGGTCGGCCCGCATGCGGTAGGGCACCTGCTCCTGCACGAACTCCCACAGCGAGAGCAGGAACCCGTTGAAGCGGTCCATGCTTTGGACTGAAGTCGGCATGTTGTCCCTGATGGTCTGCCGGTCAGCCTCAGTATCTTCGGGGACGCCGGGCTGGTCCTCGGAGAAGTCTGCGACGGTCAGGTTGCGGACCTTCTTGCCCCAGGCCCAGGGCATGATGTGGAAGAGCGGGTACTCGGTGATGTCACTGGTCGGCTTGCCCGTCTTCAGCCGGTCCAGGTGGTTGATCTCGTCCAGGGGATCCTTGGCGTCGCTGAACTCCACGATGGACACCCCGCCCCGCTCCTCGGACCACAGGATGATCTTGATCGAGCACACCCGACCACGGGCGTCGATCATGTGGATCGGCCGCTCCAGGAAGATGAATCCCCTGGGGCAGGGCAAGTCCTGGTACTCGATGGTCTCGTGACCATGGGTCTCGTACACGTCGGTGAAGTGCCAGAGCCGGTCGATGATGTTGGACCTGACGTAGAAGGTCTCGGCATCGTTGAGTCGGCTGGCGATGAAGGTGTCTACGCTCTCGCCCATGGTGCTGCGGTACTTCTGGACGGCGTAGCCGAAGGCGTCAGCGAAGCTGTGCCGGTACTGGCTGGTCTTCCACCAGCGAACCATCTGGGCCTGCTTGTCGAGCACGTCGATGGGGCGGTAGACCTCGGTCATGACTCACCACCAGAACTGTCGATCTGCGTGCCTCGTTCCACGGCGAGCAGGCTGCGGAACTCGTCCTCGTGGGCGTCTCGTAGTCGTGCGAGCGCCCTGTCGTAGCTGTTCAGCGTGTCCTGATCGATCACGCCATAATCGGCGTTCTGTTCGGTCACGGCCACACCGCCGCAGGATGACGGTTGATCTGATCGAGCCGGTCCTTGTCGAAGGGCGCCCACACCGGCTCCCCGGCCTGGTTGATCTCCTGGAGGAGGCTGTAGTAGCTGTCGTAGAGGAGGCGGTGGTGGTTCCGCTTGACGAGGTACCACGTCGCCAGGATGGGTAGGGCCACGAAGAGGAAGACGAAGTCCACCCCGGAGATGAGGACACCGAATCCGGCTGCGATGAGGAAGCGCGTGTACCAGTGAGCCCACCGGTCCTTCTGGTTCTGCATGAGGCCCAGGGCGCCGTAGGGGTCCACGTACCGGCCCAACTTCATCTCCCCATCCACCATCCGGTAGGTGGGGGCGGGTGGCTGGGGCTGGCCTCGGACCTGGCACCAGTAGTTCTGGGAGTCCAGCAGGTACTGGCTGTAGTCAGGGCGTGGTAGCAATGTGGTCATGGTCGTAGTATACCACATGGGTGAGTGAACATGGTCATGCCCGGTACGCCTCGCCATCCTGAAATGCGATCAGGGCATTCAGTCCCGCCGCAGCCATGTTGCTGCACATGACCGCCTTCACACCCTCGCAAGTGGATACGAAGCGAGCCCGTCCCTGGTATTCCGTTTGGTCTCGGTCCTTCGCAGTCATTCCTTCCTTGACCGCCTTCTGGCGCAGTGCCTGTATGACATCAGGCATGGTCCCGCTCTCTATCTTCCAGCCAGCCAGACTGGCGTGCCAGAGTTCCCAGGTAGAAGAAAAGCGTTCCACATCCTTGTCGGAGACATGGCCCCAGATGACCGTGGTTCCCTGCTGTTCGTAGTGGTAGGAAGCGGTGGTGGGGTAGGGGGGGTCGACGGGGTACCCGGTCGTTGCATCGACGTGGGCATCGCCCAGGGTGAATCGTTGTACCACCACCCGCTCCCCGTCATCAGAGAGCCAGAAGTACTCGTCACAGCCAAGACAAGCAGTGCTCCAGGTGAGGGCGCTCCAGGGGTGATCACTATCCATGTCAGGTTTGACCGAGTACTGGTGCTGACCTCGGCGCAGGCACAGGATGCAGTCATTCAGAATCGGGGGCGTTCCCTCAGGGACACGTCTGATGATGTCCAGCTTCTCCCGACGTACCCATTCTGCCACCTTGGCGAAGTCATCCCTCATGCTGGCTTGACGGCGCAGTCGGCGCAGCACTTGGCCGTGGCCCAGGTTTGGATTACCTCACCAGTGTCGAGGTACTGGTCGCCTATCTGGATGGCTGGTTGCTGGGCATCATGTTGGCCGTTCTGATGATGTCCGCACCACTGAGGCTTGCGGGCGGTGCGCCAACGGCAGCGGTCGCCGTTGACCTCTCGCCAGAACTGTTCGACAGTCTGTGTGGTAGTCATACGACAAGCATAGCAGAGTGACACGGTTCATGTGACAGGGTTCCTGTGACAGGTGTCACAATACCTGACCCGCACTAGAGTGCTCACTCTGCTATGCTGGTGGCATGGCAACGACAGCTACCACACCGGACGTTCGCTTCCTCGTGAACGTCGCCCCCAACCAGTACGACCCTACCCGACTGGACGCCACCGTCTACCCCGTCATCATCGAGGACGACAAGATCCGAAACTGTCAGTGGAGTTGGCTTGGAGACCGTGGTGCCGAGTACGCCGACCTCAAGGTGGTCGGCTGGCTCGACAAGGGCAGCAGCAGTGGCGACTTCTACTGTGGTGAGCCCCTGGAGTACCGTGAGATCTTCAGCCTGGATGTGCGCCGGGCCGAGTCCATGGTCAAGACGCTGCGCCGCCTGACCAAGAAGATCGACGCCCTGAAGGCCAAGTACGGGGAGCCCCAGGACTTCGCCGGGTATCTTCACTACCTGGCCCTGGCCGTCAGTGGCGGCGCCCCCCGCTTCGCCCGCAAGACATCGGGCCGGGGCTGGAGCTATGACGACAGTGAGTACCTCTGGATGGACAGCACCGCCCTGCGGTATCACTTCCTCCAGAAGATCCGGGAGTTCAAGGGTGAGGAGTGACTCATGACCGAACAGAACACCTTCCCTGACGGGCGTAAACGCAGACTCGTCGTTAATCCGAACCCACTGAAGGTCACTCACTATGTCCGCTGCCGTAAGTGCGGCAAGCTGTGGGGACTCAAAGGCGATTGTGTCTGTCCGGTCGGTGATCCCGATTGGCCTGAGCCTGACGTGGAGCCAGCCGATGGCTGAGACCTACGAGGATCTCTTCCCCAAGGATCTCGGCCCCCCGCCCGTGCCCAACTACTCGGGCAAGAAGCTGCACGACACCACCAAGCCCACCTACACCGTGGAGCTTGACAACGGCGCCTTCCAGGCCGTGTGGGAACTACTGGAGGCTGAGGCCAGGCGCCGGTTCCCGGTCAGGAGCACCATGGCCTTCTCTCGGGCCTACCTGCGTGCCGTCGAGGCATTCCGCCAGACCTACTGGTCCAGCCATGAGCCGCCAGAGCAGAAGCCGGTCAGAAAACTGGTGAGGAGATCCCGTCCGTGAAGGTAGTACCTTGAATAACATGAACGAGGAAGAGACAGCCCGCTACGACAGGTACATCGTCTGGAAGAGGCTGACGCACAATGGTTGGCGTGGGCGGGACCAGATGTCCCCGGCTGAGCAAGCCGAGTATGACAGCCACCAGTTCAAGCGTGAACCGTCGATGTCAGCGGCACAGCGGGAGGAGGCTAAGCGCCTCTACGAGGAAGCTACCCGACATTCTCTCCCCGGAACCGCCGCATCCGCTTGACCGGGTCGTCCATGTGTGCCGGGTTATCGATGTCGGTGCCGCTGGTGGCGCTGGTGACGTGGTAGGCAGCCTTCTGGAAGTTCGCCACCATCCTGACGTACGACTTGCTCTGGCCCCAAGGTGTCTCTGGGTAGTGGGTGGAGCGGTCGAGCACGGCCTGCTGAGGCTTGGCCCCCTTGTCAGCCCAGCCGCCCAGGTACCGGTGGGGGCCAGTGAGCCGCTTCCCTCCCTTGGTCTCGGCATATGCCTGGATGTCCCGCCCGGTGGTGCCACGCAAGGGCATCTTCCTCTCGCCCTGGAGGTCAGCCACCACGTACCCGCTGGTAGGCCGCTCGCCAGTGTGGACGTTGACCGTGAAGCCACCCTTGCTCCGCAACTCACCGCTGAGGCCACCGAACTGTCGAGGACTGAGCACACCCCAACGCTAGGTTCGCTCCAACCCTGCCCTTGCGTCACTCAGGTAGGACGTTCTCCAGCATGCCCAGGCACGCCTCCAGGCTGAGACGTAGCTCCTTCAGTTGGTCAAGCTGGGTCTTCCGATCACTGCTCCGGTACCGGGTGATGATCAGACCGCCGCCCATGAGGGCCAGGTCGATCTCGGAGACGATCTCAGCCTCTCGCATGGACCCTGAGCGTTCTCTGGCCTTCTTCCAGTAGCCGGTGTCGCGTCTGTCCCGTCGCCACTCCCTAAGAACTGACATTGACAGAGTTGCCCACTCGGGCCAGTACCCGACGCTGAGGGGGAAGCTCGGTGATGGTGGCTAGCTCTTCCTCTGACTCGCTCAATTCCCCCCGTGTGGGGGGAATTGAACGAACGGCTCGCTCTCGCTGCTGCCTGGTCCTGGCCTGCTCTCGCTTCTTGCGGTCGGCTGCTTTGGCCTCCCTGGAGCCGGGCATCAGACCGTCCTTCCTGGGCCTGCCACGGCCCCGCACAGCCCCGCTCAGGACATCCTGGGCCTGAGCCCGCCTTGTCGCCTCTGTGTGGCTCTGAGCGGCTCCTGGGGCCTGTAGAGAGAAGGCCGTCTTGGTGTACTCATGCCTGGGGCCGTACCGGAGCTTGGACCCGGGCACGGTGTAGTCCACCGTTTGCCTGACCCCGGCTCCTCGGGCTGCCGCCGGGAGCACGAAGGCTGGATGCCGCCCCATCTGGACCTGGATCTTGAGGTCGTCGTAGGCCATGGCGAGGGCGTCTTCCACATGGACCAGCAGTCCGGTGGATGGCCCGACGTTGAAGATGGACTCAGCCCAGGTCACCACGTCGGCGTGGGTCTTGATCTGCCGGTTCAGCAGGGTCTTGACCCGGATCCCCAGCTTCTCCAGTTGAGGAAGGGTCTCGGCGTAGCGCCCCATCAAGCTGGTGACATTTTCCCGCAGCCTGTCGACCTTGTCAGGGTCGGCGGCGGTCTCCATGCCCGGCCAGATCGTCACGGTGTTGCGGAAAAGCCGCCAGGTCTCGCCGTCGTAGACGGGGATCACTCCTGCCCGGCCCAGTTTGGTAGCCCCGCAGATCTTCTGCCAAGCCTCAGTTGTGCTCAAGTCCTCGCTCCAAGTCGTTCGCTCTGGTGACGACGTCGTGCCAGTCCTGCTCGGCCGGTGCGTCACTCAGGATACGGGGAGGCTTCCCACGCATCCAGACACCGACCGCACTGGCACGATCTTTTCTCCTGAGCATGATACCCAGCCCCCGCCGCCAAGGGGCCGTGATCTCCCTGGTTACTGCGACCGTGACGGGCCACTGGCCCTGTCGTGGCTCACCTCGCCAGGCGTAGAAAATCCAGCATGACTTGGTGTTGTCAGGAACGAGGGCAGGGTCCGGGAGGCTGGGTAGTACCCACTGATTTTCTCGCTCCTCGGGGTCGTCGTAGTCGTCGGGGTAGATCTCCATCCAAGACCTTGTCGTTCTCCTCTAGGGCCTGGTCGATCTCGTCCAGGATCTGGTCAATCTTGGACGGTAGCTTCGACGGCTCCTTCGTGGGTTCCGCCGCCACAGTCTCACCCTTCGCCTACGATGCTGCCCCATCCACCCCGGCTGTAGTCGTAGCCGTTGAGCACGTTGTTGATGTACTTGCCCGGTGACTCGGTGCGCTTGAACCGCTGCCAGATGTTGGGAGGGACTCCGAAGTAGGTCCAGGGGGTGCCGTCTCGGAAGATGACCTGTAGCTCCTGGACGTTGCGGGAGTAGCGGGCCTGGAGCGTCCTGGGCCGGGGCGGGTTGATCGTCCTGGTCGGCCAGTAGAAGTCCCAGGCCGGGTCCGGGCTCGGCCCGAACGGGCCTTGAGCGCCGTGGGGCGTCTCCTCTGAGGTCAGGGGGAAGCCAGGGCCTAGCTCCTCCCAGCCTGCTTCGACCGGTGACGGGATGTGGCTGAAGCCCTCCTCGGCCCGCTTGGTTCGGATGCGCTGCTGGCGGAAGCGCTCCTCCCGCCGCTGCCGGAAGCTGGCCGTATCCGTCCCCCGCAGGCGCGACATACGGACCTGATAGAGGGTCTGGCCCGTCCTGGCCGCCTCGGCCCGGAGGGACTCGCTGGGCATGCTACGAGGTCAGGCCAGCAACTACCGGGCGCATCGTCTTGTTGAGGGTCTCCTGCTGGTCGGTCCAGCCTCCGAAGGGGTCGACCGGCTTGACCGTGACCCAGTTGCCGGGGCTGGACAGGCTCGGGTAGGGCGGGACCGACGTGGTCATGTTGATCAGGTCGGTGATCGGATTCACCCCAGGGAACGGGGTATTCGGCACGTACGGGGTGCCAGGCGGGTTGGGGGCAGTCGGCATCTGACCGCCGCCCTGTGCCGTCCAAGCCCGCCAATCTACGACGCCCATGTCATCCTTCTTTCACTCGCATGACGGGTGTGCCCTTCAGTTGGGCCACCTTGGCCCGAACGAGGTATAGCTCCTGAACCACGTTGTCGAGCAGATCGATCTGGCGGTTCCGGTCCTGGCTGTCCAGTACCTCGGCTAGCTCGCCCAGGACGTTCTGGATCCGGTGCTCCCAGGCCATGATGGGCACCTTGGGCTTGCGCGCCGACGTCTGGTGCTCCTGGGCAAAATGCGCCTGGACGTCAGCTTCGATGCTGGTGTTGCACAGGTAGCAGAACCCGCCTAGGAGGTTGGTGTCCGACATCAGGGACCAGCCTAGATGGCCCAGGGGGGCCACTGGCCGACACCTAGGCTTGGGTCGTGAGCGTGCCCCTGTCTACAGCCCAGTTCGCAAAAAAGCCCAACCCGAAAATGCCTATTCGTTCAGTGCGCCTGGACAGGATCGATGCCACCCAGCTTCATCTCGATCACGCCAAGGTTATGGACATCGCTCGACGGGGGGCCAGTGACGGTACCCCTCCCCTAGTGGCTCCCTACCAGGGAAGGTATCGCATGATCGACGGTCATCATCGGTATGGCGGGGCCTTGGAGTCGGGGGCTACCAAGATGCCGGTCAGGGTGGTCCGGTGAGCATCGCACGAAAAGTCGTGCGTTCCTCCCCAGGTCGCTCCCCCAAGGCCACCAACTGGTCGACCTTCTACGACTCCAGTAATGGCTCCCGTGACCCTGGGCAGTGGCCCAGCTTGCTCCGGCAGTCCTGGGTGACGCACTTCGGCCAGACCCAGCCTTATCCGCACGCACCGGATCAGATGACCAACAAGGGCTCCAGGGCCAGTCAGTACAGCAGTTAGCCATGAGCACGGCCCTGGTGTGCATCGAGGGAGTGCTCGGGGACCACTCCACTCTGGCCGGGTTCTACCCCATCCCGGACGGGGTCAAGCTGGCTCACGCCCTCCGCACCGGCTACAACCTGACCTTCGGGACGGTCAGCCTCGACCAGCACGCCACTGAGCACTGGCTCCTGGTCAACGGCATGACCAGCCCCGCCTTCTACACCCGGCTGCTGGTGCGTGAGCCGGAATGGGCGGATATGTCCGATTCGGTGGTCAGGGCTGAGCAGGCTAGCTACCTGCGTCGTGAGGGCCATGACCTGGGTCTGATCGTGTCCGCTGACCCGGCCACCGTCCTCATCGTGACCGAACTGGGTGTCCCCGCCCTGCTGTTCACCAACCCCAGCTACCGGTGGGCCGAGTACCGCCCCGACAAGAAAAGACTGCCCCGTCCCTGGGAGCAGATTGACGAGGAAATAACTCGCCAGAGGGAGTTGAAGGCTACCGACCCAAGGCTTTTTGAACAGGAGCCTGATCGAAGTTGACTGTCTACCCCGGTTACCTTGGCACGCCGCTCCAACGGTTCTGGTCAAAAATCCTCGTGACAGAGGATGGTTGTTGGCTCTGGCAGGGACCGCTCTCTCCTGATGGCTATGCCAAGTTTCGTCCAGTTACGAGAGAGCCGATGCAAAAAGTGCATAGGTGGGCCTACCAGATGTTCATCGGAGAGATACCGGAAGACCTGGAACTTGACCATCTCTGCCGTCACCCGCACTGTGCCAATCCAAACCATCTGGAAGCGGTTACGCACCAAGTCAACGTGTTCCGGTCTCGCACCCTGGCCTGCCGTAACGGTCATCCTCGTACGCCAGAGAACGTCTACGAGTATGTGACTGGCAGAGGACCGATACGAGTATGTCGAGTCTGTAACCGGGAAGCACAGCGCCGATATCAGGCTAGGAAGGTGAGATCATGAGCAGCAATGTGTTGTCGAACCAGCAGTTCAACACCGAACGCAGCATCTTGGAGCAGGGCAACATGGACGAGTTGGCGACCCGGGTGCGGGGTGTGCAGAACATGACCGCCAACGTCTTCAAGCCGTCCTTCTCTCACGATCTCACCGCCGTTCGTGCCATGCCCTCTGGCACCGCCTTCGGTCAGGGCCGTCCTGGTGGTGGTGAGGAGGAGGGGATGGGAGAGGGTGAGGAGTGAGCGCCCAGGAGTCCCTCGGCGCCCAGTTTCATGGGTTTACGGGTGGGCCGGAAGAGGCCAGGGTACGGCATGAGCAGCCCAAGAGAGACGCTGACTTGGCCTGGGCAAAGGGCCATCCTGACACGCCATGGGCTCAATATCACGGTCACGGTCTGTTAGATAAGCCCCAGGGACAGAGCCAGGGGCAACTGTTCGACCCAGAGAAGATCCCGGCCATGGAGGCCCACCAGCAGACACCGGACCAGTTCGCCGCCGATCCCCGGACGTGGTGGCATGGCCGGGTGACCAAGGGTGGCCCTCAGGGTCGCCTGGGTGGTAGTGGGGTAGGGAGGGGTGAAGGCTTCCACGCCGGTACCGAGGCTGCGGCCCGCCAGCGCGTAGGGGCCAACATCAAGCGTCGGGGCCTCAAGGAGGGCATGGCTGGTCACATGTATCCTCTGCGGATCACTGGTCCGGTGGAAGGCCCCGAAAACTTGCAGCCCGATGTCACCAGGCACCGAGAGCTTGGTCCTACCCGATATGGCTCCTGGGGAGGCCAGTCCTATGGAGGCCGTACCACCGGCTACCTCTACGAGAACAAGGTCGAGAATGCCGGTTCGATCTCGGTCGGGGCGCCCCAGCGCAAGGGCTTCTTGTCCACCCACCGGGAGATGGTGCAGGCCGCTCAGCAGCGGGGTGAGAAGGTCCACCCCCTGATCGCCTGGGCAGCCAAGAAGGCCCCTGAGCACACCGAGGAGAAGATCAAGGAGCGCTGGTCATCTGGGTCAGCACCCCAGGGCCGTCAGCAGGGACTGCATGAGCAGTTCGACAAGGGTGAAGGCCCTGGGTGGTCGCAGGCTGATCCTCGGCGGGGGAAAGCCTTTGAGGAGCTATATCCCGACCGGGAGAAGACTTTTCGGACTAGCTACACCACCGCAGGGGGTCAGCAGAAGCACGTCTTCGCCTTCAGCACTGAGCAGCCAGGTAGCGCTCTGCTGGGCAAGCAGTGGCGTTCATGAGTCATGAGGCTCTCAACGACGAGCAGTTTGGACCGTACTTCCATGGCACGGGAGCCGACCTCAAGCCCGGTGAGCATGTGGAACCCGGTCATGAGCCTGTCCATGTCATGCGGCATGAGCATGTCTACGCCACCTCACAGCGTGGCTGGGCACGGACGTACGCTCAGTATGCCGGTGGTGGATCCCGGAAGTACGGTGGCAATCCTCGGATCTATGAGGTCGAGCCGACTGGCCCCATCGAGGCTGACCCCACACTAGGAGGGAAGGGATCTGTTCGTAGCCTCCACCCGATGCGGGTGGTACGAGAGCACGACGTGGAGGACTTCCCGGAGAGGCCAGAGGACTGATGAGTCAGCGAGCGCTCAACCCTCAGCAGTTCACCTACGCCTTCCGCCAGGCCAAGCCGAAGGAGATGGAGAGCCGCCCCCATCACGAGCTTCGGGTCTACGGTGGAGGCGCCCCGATGTCCATCGGCAGCATCATGTGGCACCACAAGACCGGTGAGATCGGCAACATCGAGGTGCTGTCCGAGGTGCGCCGCCAGGGTGTCGCCACCAGTCTGTTGGGTGAGGCTCGCCGGATCGCCGGGGAGACCCGTGGTGTGCGCCCGCCTCGGCACTCCCCCGACCGCACCGAAGCCGGTGAGGCTTGGGCTCGCTCCACTGGTGACCGGTTGCCCAAACGCCGTCAGCCCACGGTGCCTGAAGCTGAGAGTCACCTACGAGATCTGGGTGTAGAGATCCGATGAGTCACCAAGTCCTGTCCAGTCAGCAGTTCGCAGGTGTGACCGATCTGCCCGCAGAGAAGTCCATCGACTCCCCCGATCCCCAGAACGTCATACCGGAGAAGGAGGACGAGGACGTGGGGCAGGGGCCGAACTGATGAGTCACGAGGTGCTGAGCCCTCAGCAGTTCTTCCACGGCTCAACCCATGTCTTTGAGCCGGGGCAGGTACTCGATCCCCAGGGCCGCAGAGATCCTCACGTCTATTTTGCTGGTAACCAAACTGAGCCAACCTCTGGGAACTATGGACGGTACCTCTACGAGGTTGAGCCTTTGGGTGAGCACGAGACAGATCCTGCCTTGGCGCACATCCCTGAATTGGAATCTCGTCGGACCAAGCATCCAGTCCGGGTAGTTCGTCGGGTGGAGCAATGAGTCGGGACGCCCTCTCTGGGGATCAGTTCGGGTACCGGGGTCACCATCAACCCAACCCGGAAGGCCCGCCCCTGCACGACATGACCCAGAAGGGCAACATTATGGAGGGGCTGGACGTTTACGAGCACCCGCAGTACTACACCGGCACTGAGCACCCCCAGGAGTCGATCCGCCAGATGCGCCGTGTCCGGGGGCAGCCCGAACGACCAGTGACTGTCTATCGAGCCGCCCCCAGGGGTATACAGCATATCAACACCGGAGACTGGGTCACGCTGTCGGGTCGCTACGCCGCTGAGCACGCCAAGCACCCGACCGATCCGGCCCAGGATCTGCCCACCATCAAGGCCCAGGTACCGGCCCACCACGTCCGCTTCGCCGGAGATGACTTGAACGAGTACGGGTACTACGGCCCGTCAGTGGAGGCTCAACGGCATGAGTAACGAAGTCCTAAGGAGACCAAAGTGACTGTTCTCGCCGCAGCATCGACCTATCTCGCCAACAAGCCTGACGGCGCAAACCTGGCCTTTCTGATCGTCTGTGTCATCTTTTTGGCGTTTGCGGCAGTAGCGGCCTTCACCTGGAGGACTGTCCCCTACTGGGCTACCCTCCTCTGCGTCGGACTTGCCTTCGGCTTCCTCGCCTTCATGGTCAAGTGAACCATGAGTGGCGGAAAGACGCCGCTTGCGCTGGTATGGCCGTGGATATGTTCTTCCCTGAGCGGGGGGAGTACGTCGATGCCGCCAAGGCGGTGTGCTCCCACTGTCCGGTGCGCCAGACGTGTCTGGAGTACGCCATCTCGACCAACGAGCGCTGGGGCATCTGGGGCGGTACCTCGGAGCGGGAGCGGCGTCCTCTGCGTCTATCGTGGACGGGGACTCGTCACACGCTGACCCAGTCTCCCTTCAGGATCGATCAGAGGGCAGGATGAACCTACGCAAGTTGGAGTTGTACTTTGCCGGGGCTGAGGTGCCTGCCTGGCGCAAGCTGCTGGTGCAAGAGCATGTCCCCCATGTGGCGATCAACTATCTGCACCTGAAGCCACGGCTACCGAAAAAGCAGTGGCTGCTGGCCGATCACTTCCCTGATGATCAGAAGATCTTCCTGGTGTCGGGTGCTACGAGCACCGAGAAGAAGGGATGGACTGTCAGCCAGCACGAGGAGTTCCTGTCCGACTACGTGGACTTCGTCCAGCAGAACCTGGAGCGGCTGACCTTCTTCACCGAGTACGACGCCGTGAGCCTGGGTCAGGACTGGCTATCCACACAGCGGGCGGTATGGGCTGGTCTGGCTGACGACAAGTTCGTGCCCATTTGGCATGAGTACCAGGGTGGCCCTGCGCTTAGGGAGATAGCGGAGCACTACAGCAATCTGGGTGTGCCGCCAGTCGCCATACGGACTCAGAACGTCCTATCCTCCCTAGTCAGACGCACAAGACTCAACCTGCACGGGCTGTCCTTCAGCCATCCGTATGATGCGCCTGGCGGCTTGTACTCCACGCTACTTAGCTCCTCCTGGATCTCGCCAACGAGATTCGGGGAGACCGTCATCTGGGACCAGAACCGCCTGCGGCGCTACCCGGCCGATGAGAAGGACAAGATCCGCACCCGGCATCGCCAGCACTTCACCCAGATGGGCTTTAACGCCGACGCCATCCTGGCCGATGCTGGTACTGAGGTGTCTCGCTACACCATCTGGGCCTGGCGGCAGATGGAGGCCCATCTGGAGGCTCCTGAGCGAGTGGGATCAACTCCCGAAGGTAACGGGCGAGTCTCCGACAACGGCTCGACGGCGGTGGAGTTAGTTGGTCACGATCATGCCGAAGTGCTCGCAGACGGTGACGGGCGCCAGCCACTGCCGGTCTTCGATTACCGGCCGGTAACTTCCACCATCGCCAACCCGGATGGTCCCGGCACCACTGCCGTGACGAGCCTGGTCGCCCACATGGGGACGGCTGACCTGCGGAAATGTGACTCCTGCGCCCTAGCCGTGGTCTGCTCCCTGTACGAGGCGGGCTCCTCTTGCAAGTACCGGATCCCGATGGAGATCCGTAACCGTGACCAACTACTGGGCGTCCTGTACAGCCTGCTGGAGATGCAGGGCCAGCGCCTCCAGTTCACCTTCCTGGCTGAGCAGCTACAAGGTGGGTACCCTGACGCCAACCTGTCGTCAGAGTTGGACCGGTTCATGTCCATGACCCGGTCTGTCAAGGACATTCAGGACAACCGGGACTTCCTCAAGGTGACGGTCGAGGGACGAGCGCAGACTGGTGTCCTGAGCAAGCTGTTCGGGGAGGCCAGAACCGAGACGCTGCGGCGAGTCGATCCTGATAAGGCAGAGGATGTCATCCGACGAACCATGCAGTGAAGAGGGTGATGACCTACCATCGGACGGCTGCGTCATTTTGGTCTTGTTGGCCCTGTTCCTTGTCGCCGTCGTCCTCACCATCGCCTTGGTGGTGCGGTTGCTGACCTGACTGGAGGAGCGCAATGGCGAGGACAGCAAACCGACGCTGGAAGGGTTGCCAGATATGCAAGCCCTGGAAGCACGCCGGTAATGGCGACGCCGGGCGTACACCGTTCCGTGAGCTACGTCGGCTCGGCAAGCGTCGGCGGGTCGGTCGACATGATCTCGGCAACTAATCGGGAAGGCGCTTGCCCTTGATCTTCTGTGACTCCATGGCCTGGTTGTGGAAGTAGTCAGCGATCTCTAGCATCCGGGCGCACTCTTTTGCGGGCCAGAAGTCACCCCAGTTCTCGATACCGTTCAGGATCGTGTGGGCATAGGTGTCCAGAGCAGTAGCGGCGAAGGGATCCTTGAGCCGGATGACCACGGCGTCGTCTAGTGGGGCAGGGTGCTGTTCAGTGGGCCTGCCGCCTTTCCAGTCCCAGGATGCTTCCCACCTGTTCCACTCCTCCAGCTTGAACACGATGTACTTGGGCTGGTCGTCGTCGTAGGCAGTCATGGGCTCGATCCTGGCAGAGCCACCCTGACTGAGGGAGGGGCCGTGACGATTTTCTCCCGGGAGGAGAGGATCGTCAGGTGTCCACGAGGTGGGGGTGGTGCTCGGTACGCTCGCGGGTATGAGTTTGTACTCCGATGGCGTGCTGTCCTTGCAACCGTTGGTCTACTACCGTCTTGATGACTCACAGCCGGGAGTCATGACCGACACGTCTGGGCACGGTCGCAACGGCTCCTACAGTGGTGGTGTCATCCTTCAGCAGCCCTCGTTGTTGAACAGCGACGCAGATCCGGCGGTGAGCTTCGACGGCACGACCGGTATCGGCCTGGGTCCGCATATTACTACGAGTGACCCTAATACCTTTACACTGGAGTGTTGGTTCCGGGCATCGACGGTGGCCGGTGCTCAGGCCTTGATCAGTCTCGACTCCGGCGAGCCGGTTTTACGGTTGAATGGCAACCAGTTAGCAGCCTTAGCCTCATACGTAGCCAATATTTGTAACTCGGGCACGACTGTCATCGTGCCCAACACCACCTATCACGGCGTATGGACTAAGAGCGCAGCTATCAACCATCTCTACCTAAACGGGGTGGACGTCACGTCAAACGTGACTGATGCTCAGTTCGGGGCGATGTCAACGACGGCTGTATTGACTGTCGGTCAGGAGGCTCACTCCTCGGGCGGCGCCAGTTATTTCGCCGGGGTGATTGACGAGGTCGCCGTCTACGACTTCGCCCTCACCGCCGCCCAGGTGGCCTCAAACTACCGAAACGGCAAGTGGTTCTTCGGTGTAGTGGGAATGACCGGCGAGACGCTGTGCAAGTTCGGGGACTCCGGTTACGTCAAGCTGATGCTTCAGGGTGGCCCCCTGGACGGTGAGCAGCAGATCGTGCTGGATATTCCCCGCACTCCTGGCTCCCCGATCACCTTCAACGTCCCCAACAACCAGACCTTCGCCGCTGACGGCGCGACCCTCATCGACCTGGGTCTCCAGGTGACCTACACCGTGGCAGGGCAGGGACCGCCACCGGTCATCGCTGCGGGCGACACCTGGGACACGTCCTGGTATCTCAACTTCGTGCCCGAGAGCTACACCCCCCGCCCACCCCCTGTCACGCCTCCAGTCACGACAACCACCATCTTCGACACCGGTTTGACGGCGAGCGCCTGGGCCGCAACCGGCTCCGGTTTTGTTTCGACTGTCGCCCAAGGCAATCCGACCCCTAGCTACAACGTGCCGAACAACGTGCAGGCCACCCGCAACGTCGGAGTCCTGACCACCTACAGCGCCGATGTCTGGGTGCCGACCGGATACATTGCTGACCTGTACTTCGGCTGCAACTCGGCCGGGGTCGGCTACTTCGCCCGGGTCGACACCCGTAGCGGTAGCCAGAACGGGATCGGCACGACCACCGGCTGGGGTGCAGCGTTCTCAAGTTTCTATGGCGGGCCTAGCGCATCCACGCCCAACACCTGGCACACCATTGCGGTCAGCGTGTCTGCCACCACCCTGACCCTGACCGTCGACGGCGTCTTCGTCTACTCCATCCCAATCGGCCCGCCACTCAGCCCGTATATCGCGCTAGCCAGCGAACTGGGCGCCACCTACTGGGACAACATCATCGTCGGCGTGAGTGTGCTGCCCCCTCAGTTGAGCCCTGCTGTCTGGATGGGCGTGACCAGCACCATGATCGTCAACGCCGATGATCCCAGACCCGGGGTGTGGATGCTCGACACCCAGGCTGATCTGGACATCGACGCCACCACCCAGGCCTTTGACTACGCCACGGTAGGCATGGGGGCCGTGACCACCATGATCGCTGAGGCGCAGCCCGGCAGCGGTGTGTCCCTGAGCGCGAACGCAGGTATGACCGTTGTTCCTGTCACCCCCTCTCCCAGCAACTATCGGGCGGCAGTAATGGCTTCCTCACCGGTTCTCTACTGGCCCCTGAACGACCCAGCGAATCCGGGTGCGGCCTCTGAGCTAATAGCTAATAACCTGGGTCAGTTCTACGGTGGAGTTACTTTCGGTGTTACTGACCCTTGGGGGCAACCCGGCGCAGTCAACTTTGACGGGAGTACGGGTGAGATCGTGGCATCAAATCCGTACAGCCAGCCCACAGCCTGGGCAATCGAGTGCTTGTATCGCACCAGTGTTACACCGCCAGGAGGTATGGTCGAGCACAACTCGTCTGCCCCTGGGGTAGCGCCCTCTGGCACTTATACCCCCACCCTATATCTGCTCAACGGTCAGATTTTGCGTGGCTACAGCTTTGGCGGGACAGGCCAGGTCGCTACTGACACAATCAATACCAACGATGGCAACTGGCATCACGCCGTGTTTAGTTTTGATGGTTCACTCACCTTGTCTCTCTATCGGGACGGCAGGTTGGTAAACAGCGCTACCAATGGTGGATCCACTGGTGGGAGCCGTTACTGGCGGATTGCTCACACCTACTTTGGCGGTGGCTATTACAGCGGGGATATCGCCCATGTCGCCATATACAGTCGCGCCCTCAGTGCCAGTGAGATAGCCACTCACTATTCGGTTGCCTAATCGAAAGGAAAAAACCAATGAGCACACTGGTCACACTCCGAACCACTGACGGCAGGATCATCCAGGGCATCAGCTTCTCGGTCACGGCTGCCAATCTCCCGTCCAGCGTCACGGCCCTGGCGGCAGGTATGCCCGGTGGCCTCAACCAGGGCGTGTACCACATCAGGACGTCCCATGGCTGGGAGTACATCCCGGCCAACCAGATCGTCAGCGTGGCGGTCAAGGCCGGGGTCGCACTGTGATCGCCGGTCTCTTGGAGAGTGCGGATATCTTCGACCGTCGCATCAACCACAAGGGAGCCCTGGCTCTGGGCATCGATCCTTGGGGCAAGGAGCGGCTGCAACCGGGCAGCTATGAGATCGCCCTGGCCTCCCAGTTCCGTATCTTCGATCCCCTGGTGGAGGTGATCGACCCGCTCGACGTCAGGGACTACACCCGGCTGGTGAACATCGATGACGACGAGCAGCCCTGGTACGACGCTGGCTACTACCTGCTGCGGCCGGGCGAGTTCATCCTGGGTAGCTCCATCGAGACCTTCACCTTCCCCTCTGACCTGGCCGGGGAACTGACCGGGAAGTCCTCCATCGGGCGTCTGGGCATCCAGGTCCACAGCACCGCAGGCTTCTTCGATCCCGGCTTCAGCGGCACAGCCACCCTGGAGATCAGTAACCTGAGCCCGGTGCCGGTCAAGCTGTGGCCGGGGCTGATCGTCGCCCAGATGAAGTTCTGGACCATGTCCAGACCCAGCGAGTGGGCCTACGGTCACCCCTCGCGCAACAGCCACTACCAGAACCAGAGTGGCCCCACCGCCTCCCGGTCACGGATCAACATCCTGCCCCTGCCTCACTACGAGCAGCTACAGCTACCAGGCGAGGACTGGAGCAGGTATGAGCGTCGACGTTGACCATGGCTGCTACTGCGGCACCGAGGCCCAGTTCGACGCCCTGCGTTGCATGTGGTCCGAGGCGGCGGGGTATGGGATCTACGACTTCCGCAACCAGGGTGGACCGCTCATGCCCAGGATCGACATCGGCGCCTTCAGCGACGAGGACATGGCGGGCGACTGGCCCAACGGGGCGCCGGATGACCCGCTGCTCATCCTCCTGGTGCATAGCGAGCGCTCCGGTCGGATCCAGTGGGGCCACGCTAACTACCTGGCTGACCGCCTGGAGCAGTTGGAGCACGTCCTGTCGGCCCCGGGCATGAACCTGGGCTGGGCGCTGCTGACCCAGCAGTTCATCAGAGGGTTGCGTACCGCCGCCATGTGGCGCCAAGATGTGGCGTTCTCGTGACCGACCCGCTGTGGGACGCCGCTCGGAGAGTGGTGACGTCCTGGCATCAGGAAGACCGGCATGAGAAGAACGACCTGTCCGATGGGTTCTGGTCAGCCATGGGTGAACTGGAGGATGTCGTGGAAGCAGAAGACGGTAGTGAGCCCAACTGGGAAAAATCCTCTCCCGTACTGGTCGCTGCCCGCAGTCTGGGGCTGGAGAACGATCCCCAGTTCTGGCAGGAGGTCGCCACCAACACCTACCTGCATGCTGCGGTCACCGCCCTGGGTCAGCACCTGGAGAGGGTGCCTGACGTCGAGGTCACATCCACACGCTCGCCTGTGCATGTAGAAACCACTGAGAGGCCCCCACAGGCCCGCAGGAGCGGCGCAAAAAACCTGTCCGACCCGATCTACCAGAACGCCTTCATTTCTGAGGCACGGTCCTCCCTGGGCCAGCCCAGTGCGGCCGACGCCCACAACCTCATCGGCGCCCGGGTGACCCTGGTCTTCATCGCCAAGCCACCGGTCACCGGCATCCTGACCAGGGTGGTCAATCACCCGACGTCTGCCCCCACCTACCTCGTCCTGGACGACAGGGAGGAAATCCGCTACTCCCTCAACTCGATCCAGGAGATCAAGTCGAGCTAGTTATCCCCAGACTCGTCCATACCCTGTGCATCCTCAGAGAGGAATCTCAATCGCAATGGCTGACCACTGGACCCTGAGCCACGGATGGGTCGTTCGCTATCGATGGTGGCACCGTTTATGGGAGACTCTGCGTCATCGCACCTGGTGAACATGACCACAGGACAGACCGTCGGCCTGATGATGATCGTGAAGGACGAGGAGAAGACCCTGCCTCGTCTGACCAACAGCTTGATGGACGACAATCTGAAGTGGAAGATCGACTACTGGACCATCGTGGACACCGGCAGCACCGACAACACTGAGGCGTTAGCGCAGGAGGCGTTCACCGGCCTTCCGGGCCAGTTCATCCATGATGAGTGGCGGGGCTTTGGCCCTTCCAAGAACGTGGCCCTCCATCTGGCCGAGTTACACACCGACTGGCTGCTGTGGATGGACGCCGATGAGGTGCTCGATGGCTCTATCGAGATCCTCGACGCTGACTGGATCGACATCGAGGAGATCAACGGATCGCTGCGGTTCTGGAAGCCACGTCTGTTCCGCTCTAATCGAGGTTTCACCTGGACGGGCCGGGCACATGAATACCTGTCCAGTCCCATGGTGGGTAACCCAGTCAGGAGTCGTGCCTTCACGGTGGTTCACCACGGCGACGGTGGCACCAGGGGTGACAAGTTCGGGCGTGATCTCGGCCTACTGGAGGAGGAGTGGAATGAGGATCCCACCAACGCCCGCACCGCCTTCTACACCGCTCGCACCTATGACGACGTCGGAGACACGATTCGGGCCGTCGAGTGGTACCGACGCCGCCTGACCATGCCAGGCTGGGAAGAGGAGAGCTTCTACGCCCGCTACCGGCTGGGGGCCTGCCTGCTGGGGAGCGACCCTGAGGCCGGGTGTGGACACCTGTGGCGGGCTTGGGGCATGCGTCCGGTACGAGCAGAGCCCCTGGTGGCCCTGGCTGAGCACTACCGCACCACGGAGCAGTGGACGCTGGCCTACGAGGCGGCAGACATGGCCTTCCGGCACTGTTGGGCTCAGCCCGGCAGTATCAAACCCGTCCCTGACGGTCTGTTCGTGGACGTGACCGCCACTGAATGGCGGGCCGCCTATGAGCAGTCCATCAGTGCCTGGTACACCGACCACAGGGACCGTGGCAAGCACTTGATCGAGTGGCTGAGGGGTGTTGTCCTGCCTGAACCCTACGAGTCCTCAGTGGAGTTCAACCGTGCCGCCTACCGATGAGCGCCTTCACATGCCCCAGGTGCAATGAGGTCAACTACAGCCCCCGTGATCTGGAGGATGGTTATTGTCCTGCCTGTCATGATTGGACGGCCCCGCCCTTTGGGATCGTGTGGCCCTTCATCCCTACCAGCGGAATCCGTGCCAGAAGGGACGAATGAGAGGATGTAGCTCCTCCTCCAGGAGCCGCTCCTTCTCGGTCCAGCGCTCGGTGCCCCGGAAAATGGGCAGGCCTCGGTAACCACCCAGGGCCTTTGCAACTTTGGCCGGGTTGAAGAGTGGGTGGCCCACGGGGAAGCCGTCGATGTGGGCGATGTGACGGTCGATCTGGGAGCGCAAGAACGCCCCGTAGAGATCGCAGCACAGCACCAGCGGGTAGGGGGTGACGGTGCCCTGGGCTAGCACCACGTCCATGTCGGTGGCTAGCTCAGGGGCGGTGTGCAGGAGGAGGCCCTGCACGTACTTGCGATTGGTGGTGTCGAAGAGCACGGCCAGGTTGTTGCGGTCAGTGGAACGCACCCTGACGATGTCTCCGACTTGTGGGTTCTTGATCATCACCTATCTCAAGGAGCCTTGCGCCCCCAGGTGTCAAGAAAATGTTGCCGACCGGTCGATCAACATGAGTTCGTGTCGGCGCAACTCCTGGGCCAGGCGCTCCAGTTCGGAGTCCTCGATGTCCACGATTCTGACCCTGAAGATGTCGGCCAGGAACCGGCGCACCTCTTCCCGCAGTTGATCGCTGGTCATGACTGCGCTCCAGAACTGTCGATCTGTTCGCCGTGAACCTCCGAGAGGTGTTGCAGGAGTTCACGCCATACCTCGCGGCGGACGAGCCCGTCGGCGTGGCGTAGTTGGAGAGCAAGCGCGCCGCAGATCGGGCATCTGACATAGATGCGAGGAACGCGCACATATTCGGCGTTCTGGTCGGTCATGATCAGCGCAACCGGTCGTACTTGCCCTGGAGGCGAGCGACCACGTCCCTGGCCTCCTGGGAGGGGTGCTCGATGTCACGCTTGCCGTGCTCGCACGCCTCGGTGCCCGAGGAGAACAGCGGGGTGTGCTCCTCGACCGTGGTGGGGTCGATGCCCCACATGCGAAACGCCATGGGCTCATGAGCGTGGTCCTGACGGCCGTGTACGACCGTCCAGCCGTGACAGATGACCTCGGGCGTGGCATGGCAGTGGAAGGCCCCCAGGGGCTGCTCAGAGGTGTACCCGTCGTACTGGGCCAGCTTCTCGTATTCGTTGGCAGCCCACACGCCACTGGGTACGTCTTTGCGATAGGGACATTGCTGGCATGACTCACTTCTGATGTCGGTCACGCTTTTCTCCTTTGGGTGGTAGAGGTACACGTTGCCGGTGTCCAAGAACTGGATGCACAAGCGACGTTCGTCGTCATAGAATACGACGACATTGTCGCTCACCACTGCTGCATCTCGGCCTTGAAGTCGTCATCGGGGGGAGGGATCGCCTCGACCTTCCAGCCCCAGCCCACGGCCACCCAGTTGGCCTGGTAGCCCAGGAGCTTGTCGGCGGCGCACTTGGCGCCAGTGATGTTGCCCGCCCAGGTGGCTGGTAGCGGGCGACGCCAGCCGGTGAAGTCGTTGGCGACGTTGAGGATCCAGTTGCGGTCCTCGTTCTTGGTGCTGTTCGGGTTCCTGGGCGGTGACAGGAAGATGCGGAACCTGATCTGATCGCCCCCCAGGGTCCACCCGTCTGGGCGATGACTGTGCGTCAGGTGCGCCTTGTGGAGATTCTTGTGGCGCACGATCAGTTGCTGGTGGGTGCCCCGGTGGATGTGCTCACCGTGTTGGGTGGCGAGGTGAGCGACCAGTTGCTGCCTGGGCGTCATAGGGTCTCGATGCGTAGCCCATAGGTGCTAGGCGTCATGAGCGAGAGGATCTTGTCCAGCGCACTCTTGACGTTGGGAGCGGGACTCCCCTGTCCCTCCAGGTGGTCACGCATGAACGCCAGCGAGTCGATCAGCACGGTAACCTCTTTGTCGGTCAGTTCGACCATCACGCCACCACGGTCCAGCCGAAGCTGGCCCAGCGGCGAGGGGTGGGGCCGGTCAGACCCTTCAGCTTGATGGTGCGCTCCCGTCCCGGTTGGGTGATTGAGAAAGAGATGAGGCTGGAGTCTGACTCGCTGGCGGGCCAGCACAGGTCGTAGCGCAGCATGTCGAATGGGAAGTCGTTCTTGCCCTCGACGGTGAAGGTGATGGCGGTCTGAGCGGCCTCGATCAGCTTGTCCTTCTGGCGGGCGGTCAGCTTGGTCATGACTGTGCTCCAGACTGGTGCGCCTCAATCCAGCCCTGCACGTAGCGGTCGTACTCCTCGTGATGCTGGTCCCTGAGGGAGTACATGGCGGCTTGGCTGGCCCGGTGCTGGAGGAACATGGCACCTTCCTCCTCGGGCGAGGGGCGGGGCGAGGACATGGGTCCAGCGCCGCTCAGGTTGTTCTTCAGCAGGCCGGAGATCTTGTCCCAGTTCTTCCAGACCAGGAAACCTCCGACTGCGAGGATGATGAATCCCATGCGATAGCTCCTTGTTGTGGTAGCGGGTTGACAGTAGCAGTGTAGCTCATCCGCATGCTTACTTGGTGTCAGGTATGCGGTATTTCTTCCCACATCCATTGGGGGGTAGGGATGGCGCTGAGGCGCACGGGCTGGGGGTTCTCGGGCCAGTTGCGCTCTCGTTCTTCGTTGATGATCGTGGTGAAGACGTGAGCGAGGATCTCGGGATCATCCCTCTCGGGATTGGCGGTCGGCACGATCAGAGCGAACAGGAGTGTCTTGGTCTTTGGTGCAGTGCTCATCGTTTCCTCCCGAACAGGCTGCGGATGCCCACCCCTGCGGCGAAGATGCCCAGGGCAGTCTGCTCCCGCTCATCGGTGAACCCAGGAGCGTGCTTGGAGTGGTAGCCGGGCTTCTCCTCCTTCGGGCGACGGTTGATCCAGTAGGCCACCCAGCCTGCGATCACGAACAGGCCCAGGTAGGGCCAGACGAAGGCGGCGACGGTGGCGATGATCAGCAGGTTGCGGCGCTTGTCCCAGGCGTTGAACTTGCTCTGGCGGCGCTCCACCACCCAGCCCGCACTGCGCTGACCGTGGCAGTAGGGACAAGCGATCTCATGGGTGGGCATGCCAGCGCTGTCCTCTTGCATCACCCAGCCCCGCCCGTAGCACAGGGCGCACTCGGTCCCCTGGTGGTGCTCCACCCAGTCCTCGTACTTGTCGAAGTGCGGCGTCATGCTCATCAGTCGGCCTGAAACGAAAAATATGTTCTTGGTTGGTGGGTGAACTCCAGGGTGCCCTTGACACCGTCTGAGCGCCGCCGCACCACCACGAAGGGGGCGGCGAAGCCGATCACCTGAAACTCGGCCTGGAGAGCCTTGGTGTCCCAGGTGGGGGCCGGTTCTGCGAAGGTTGGATGATCGTTCGTACCGGCGCACTGATGGTGCGTGGTGTCGGTGTGGTACCACGTCAGTCCGAAGCTGCCTTCACGGTGCTCGATGGGTACAGCGCAGTGTCGGCAAACCGCCGCCTCAGCGGCCAGGTCAGCGTGAGGCTGACCGCTGTCGATCAGGTTGCGGCGGATGTTCTCGGTTGGGTCGATGCTCATGCTTCCTCCTTGTTGTTGTCGATCAGGCGGATACGCCAGATCTCCTGGGAGTTGTCTCGCTGGGCGCCAGGCCACCGTGTGCGGCCCAGGATCTCAATCTCCACCCTGGTGTCCTCACCGAGATCCAGCCAACCGGTCAGGCTCATGGTCACCTCTGCGCCTTGCGGTACGCCTTGCCAGCCGCCTCCACCAGGTCGGGATCGGGCCAGGGGTGGTTGTATCCCACCGGCTGCGTCTCGGGATCCTGGGTGTCTCGGAAGACACGCTCAGCCGCCTCCAGGCGGGAGCACTCCATCACTCCCATCCAGTTGACGATGGCTCGCTCGACATTGTCCCGGCAGTCCAGCATGTGCATGGCTCTTTCGATGCTGTTCATGTGACTCAGCCCTCGCCTTCCTCGTCGTTGTCGAACGTGGTGCCCAGGATGCAGTCGATGGCCTTCTGAGCGTCACGGGCAGCCCGGTAGATCAGCTTGTTGTCGTTCTCCAGCTTGGAGATCCAGTGGGCGACGTAGGCGGCGCTGTTGTCGAAGACGGCAGCCTGGTCGATGCCCGCGATGGCGCACAGCATGGCGGCGCCGATCTCGGCCACCAACTCCTCCTCGCTGTACACCTTGGAGCCGAACCCGCCGAACGTGCCCTGGGCGATGCCCTCCCTCTTCAGCCGGGAGTCATGGCCGGTCGAGTGGGTCAGTTCGTGGTACAGCGTGGACATGTAGTGGGCGGTGGAGTCGAAGTCAGCCAGGTTGGGCATCTGGACGTGGTCGGCGGCGGGCACGTAGTGGGCGCTGTTGCCCCCGTGACCCAGCGAGGGGCCATCCGCCAGGTACTCAGCCACCAGCGCCTCAGCGGCCTGGTCCCGCTCCAGCGGGGTCACCTCAGGCTTGGCAGCGGCGGCAGCCAGGAGCTTGGCGCCCTTGCTGCCCTCGGGGAAGGAGCACTGGTCGAGGTTGAACAGCGGGAAGAACTTGAGCGGGTGGATGGTCTTCAGCTTGGGCTTGCCGTCCACCATGACGATGTTGCCCTGGGCGTCCTTCTCGGGCACGGTGATCTTGCCCGCCCACACCACGCTGGTGGACTTCTCGCCCCGGCGCACGCCACGGGGGGTGGGGTCGGGGGTGCCATCGGCCAACTCGGGCGAGGTGAACCATGTGCGCTTGGTCTTGACATCGACGTTCTTGACCAGGCCAGCCAGTTCGGCCATCTGGTTGTAGGTGCCCCAGAGGTTGGAGCCGTAGCCCTTCTCCATGGCCTCCAGCATGAGGATCAGGACGTTGATGCCCCGGTACAGCTTGCCGGTGGCGAGCGAGCGAGGTGCGCCGCCCAGGCCGGTGACCTTCCAGGGCTTGTGCCAGGGGATGACACCACCAGCGAGGGCAGCCTTGAGGGCGGCGACGAACTTGGCGGTGGTCTCAGCGAAGACGTCGCGTCGGGTGACACGGCCGTCGTGCTGGACCTTGGTCTTGGGCTTGGACTTCGATGTGGTAGCCATGAGGTAAGTGTACCGCACCCGCATGCCCTTGTGAGGTCAGGCATGCGGATATTTTCAGAACGGTTCCTGGTCCTCCTGCTCTTCCTGATAGGTCATCAGGGCATCCCAGGCAGCCCGCTGGGCCTCAGCCAGGGTGGGGCTGGATCCGCCGCCGATCTGGGCCTCGTTGTCCCCGTCGTAGTCAGTGCGCCAGGTGGCCCAGTCCCACGTCTTGCCACTGGGTTCGACTTCCAGCCAGAACCGGTTCTCCCCGTCCTGGTAGTCGGAGGACGTGAGCCCCGGGCGTCCACAGTCAGGCCAGGGGTTGGCCCATTCCAGGGCCTGGAAGCTGGCCTCCCGGGTCTGATGACGCTCCTGGGTGATCGTGACGGCAGCCAAGGCCAGGATGTTCTGCTTGTCCCCCTCACCTGCCTCCTTGGCTCGATGAGACTGCCGCAGCAAGCTCAGCGCCATCTGCTTGGTATGAGGCAGAGGAGCCAGCAGCAGGCTGACAGCAGCCTGCTGGAGCTTCTCCTGGGCGTGCCGCCCGAAGCACTCGTACAGGAAGGCCAGGTTGCCCGCCACCCGCCCGTGCTCGCCACATCCGCAGGCCCAGTCGTAGGCCCCAGGGGGGCCGAAAACGGCCCAGCGGTGGGCGCCGATGTAGCCGGTCGAGAAAGGTCCGGTGGTGCTCATCGGTTCTTCTCCTCGATCTGGCGCTCAGCCAGCATGTACACATAGGACGACTTCACGCCGTGACCCTTCCCGATCACCCTGGCGTAGGCCATCGCACGGAGCCTCTCCCTGTTGCGGATCGCCTCGACCAGTCTCGGCCAGTCGGAGTGGATCTCCACATTTACAGAATCGGCACTCATCGGTTTTTCTCCTCCCACTGGTAGGCCAACTGGATCAGTTGGCTGTCGGACATCTCTTCCATGGCGTTGACCTCTTCCATGGGGATCTCTCGGATGACGATGTCGTTCGCATCGCCCCAGGTGCCGGTCTGGCGGTCGATGTAGATCTCGTACGTGCTCATGGTGTGGTAGCTCAGCTTTCTCGGTTGGGGTTGTCGGATGATGCCAGGACGATGCTGATGTGGGTGCCGCAGTCGACGCAACGGTCGTGCTCCCAGTACTTGCAGCCGCAGAAGCAGCGGTCGCAGCCTTCCTGGGCGATGAGGTTGCCGAGTCGGTCAGGCGCCATCAGAAGCACACCCGATCCTCATGCTCCCAGCGCAGGTTGTAGACAGCGCCGCAGCCGGTGCGGATGGCCTCGACCGACGCAGGCTCAGCGCCCTCGCCCTGCCAGCGCTGCGCCTCGTCTGCGTCACCGCAGCAGCGCACCTGCCAGCCCTGCACCAGATCGCTGGGGAAGTGCGGGTTGCGCTCGATGACGTAGGAGTGGCAGCCGCAGCTATCGCACTGCTCGCCGCCCCAGAACCGTGAGGAGCGCTCCAGCAGGTCTTCGATGTCGTCAGCGACGTGCTGGGGCGGATCACCCCGGCGCACCTGCACGCAGATGACGTGGTCGGCGCTGGGCTGGCGGTAGAGGCTCTTGATGCTCTCGGGGATGTCGTTGGTAGCCATGGGAGCCACTGTACCTCCCCTGGAGTGGGAGTGCATGTCGGGGAGAGCGAAATCATGCGGTGACTCATGTCACACGTCAATGCTCACACAGGCATGTCCCTATCCTGTACGCTGTCCTCATGGCTACCGACCCCAGCACCCAGACCCCTGTCGAGATCGACACCGTCCTCGCCACCAACTACGACCAGCAGGCCAAGCTCTGGGGTCAGATCCGCCAGGGTGTCGCCTACATCGAGCACCTGAAGAACCGCAAGACGGCCAGCCCCTACTGGGATCTGATCAACCGGACCACCACTGAGGTCGAGGGCTACCGGGCTGAGGTTGACGCCCTGATCACCCAGGCCGCTCCTCTCCAGCTTGAGTACAACCGCCGCCCCTGGAACCGCTACTTCCTCGTCACCAACGCCAATGGTCATGTCCACCGTGGCCTGGACTGCACCACCTGCTTCCACACCACTGAGTACTCCTGGCTGGTCGACCTGGCCGACTGTGACGAGGCCGCCATGATCGAGGAGTGGGGTGAGAGGGCATGCACCGTGTGCTTCCCCACCGCCCCGACCAACCCCAACTTCCACCGGCCCGCCCGCATCGACCGCGAGGCCGCTGAGGCCAAGGCGGCTGAGAAGGCAGCCAAGCAGGCTGACAAGGACGCCAAGGGCATCACCGACGTGGACGGCTCGCCCCTGCGGGGTGAGTACGGCGTCATCGCCACCAAGGTCGCCGCCCGCAATGCCCTGAGCCAGGCATTCCAGTCCTTGGCCTGGTACGGCCTGGATCACCCCAGTGACTTCGCCGCCGCCGTGCGCCGCCTGGTGCCCGCCCTGAACGCCGCTGGTGTCGACTGGCAGCGCTCAGCCACCAACGCCGTCGCCAAGGTCGCCAAGGAGCAGGCCAAGCCCAACCCCTACGCCCACCAACTGACCGCTGAGCAGGTGGCTGACACCGCCGCCAAGAGCGCTCGCAACCTGGCCCAGGCCCAGGCTCTGCTGGCTGAGGTGCTCGACTGACCGCTACATTGCTGTGACGCATGACCACATGGGGGTGCTCACACTCTCATGTGGTCATGCGGTAAGGTGACACCAGCTACCGCAACCTGAGAGGATCTGCCGTGACCACCGACCTCACCTGCACCGTCCGTTTCGCCACTGGCCTGTGCGGCAAGCCTGCCGTCACCACCTTCACCGGTCGCAATGGTGAGGTGTACGCCGAGTGTGCTGAGCACACCGACCCCTCTGTCCCTGCCAAGGCGGTTCACACCGTCATCCTGAAGACCCGCTCCGGTGCCCCCTACGCCCTGGTGAGGGGAACCGAGATCGTGGGCTACGCCCATTCCGCCTCCTCCCTGGTGAAGACCCGTTGCCTGCGCCTGGGGGCCAAGCTGCTGCCCATCGAGGCTGGCAAGGTCATCGTGGAGGTGACGGTCTGATGGCTGAGATCCGCTACGTCGCCAGGTGCCCGAGGTGCAAGACGGGCCATGCCGAGGATATCGCCAGTGACGGTTACGCCTCCGAGTTCCTCTACCTCACCTCGGTACGTGGTGGAGGCCACCAGGCTCACCGCTCTTGCCGTAGCTGTGGCTGCGGGCTGTACGTCTGGCGGCGGGTGTCTGGCCGCTACTCCGATGCCCGCAAGTGCGACGCTCGCTGCACGGGTGCCACCGGTCCTGACTGTGAGTGCCAGTGCGGTGGTCACAACCACGGGGCCGACAACCTCTGAGATAATCCACATACCTGCCACCACGCAGGCATGTGGATGCGGTACCATCCTTCTAGACCACCTACCACACCAAGGAGCACCCGATGTCCATTCCCAGCGACCTCTTCGTTGACAACAGCACCTACGCCAAGGAGTGCGCCAAGGCCGAGGTCAACGACACCCGCCACTGTCCGCACGGTTCTGCCAAGGTCAGCCTGTACGTCGCCAGTGACTTCTCCCACACGTACTGGACCCCGGCTGATGCCCGTAAGCTGGCCCTGCAACTGCTCCAGGCGGCTGAAGAGGCCGACCGGCTGAACGCTGAGACAGTCTGATGGGCTACAGCATCAGCCAGGAGCAATACGAGCGGTCGGAGAAGAACCGCCGTGAGGGGCGCCAGTGCTGCGTCTCCACCGGTCGTGGTGGCTGCTTCAACCGGGCCACCCGCCGCCTGACCCAGGACACTTGGGTCTACGCCGAGGATCGCCAAGCTGGCAAGTCACCGGAGATCCACGTCGCCGTCGCCTGCCCCCGCCACGCCGCCCCCGACTGGCAGGAGGGCACCAACTTCACCACCCTCAAGGTCGAGGCGTTCTGATGACCAGGCGCTGGTCGCGTGACTTCCCCCGCTACGGCATGTACTCCGATGAGGGGGACATCGCCGTGCAGCGGGTGCTCCGCATGGTCGAGGCCGAGGTCCGCATGGGCCAGGTGACCAGGGCCAGCCTGCCTGAGCGCATCCGCCTGGGGCTCAAGTACGTGGCCTACCAGGCCGACGGCAAGGGCCACAGCGAGGTGTACGACACCGTGGTGCAGGAGGCCGTCGAGGTCGAGGCCAACCGGCTCTGCTGCCAGCAGCGCTGGGAGGCCGTCAGCCGCTGGGACTGGTGAAGGAGGAACCACCACGTCCCGTGGGAGTGAGCACGGTAGCCATACCAGCACCATGCCAGAGGAATCTGGCATGGTGCTGCTCACTACAGCATGTAGCTGTGGTACCATCACAGGCGTGACCCCAGTGGGACTCCGAGATCAGGGCACCCCCGGCATAAGTTGGGGTCAGCCAAGAAAACACATGCATCTGACCACACATCCATGTCCCCGTCAGGTATCCTGACCCCATGGCTACCACTGAAGAGCAGAATGAGCAGGTCTACCAGGGCATCGTGGCCGTCGCCGCCCACTGTGACGGTGCCCGCTCCCTCGACTACGTGGGATTCGATGGGCAGGACACGCACTACGGTCGCCGTGTCGCCTCTGTCCCCTTCTCGGCCTGGACTGACGACGTCAAGGCTGAGTGCGCCCGCATCGCCAACAAGTACCGCGAGCAGATCCTCCGGTACACGGGCACTGACGTGTCCACTCTGGACGTGGTGAAGGAGGCCGTGAGCCGCAGCACCAACCACGCCGCTCGCAACGACGCCAGGGCGTATGAGAAGAGGGCCAAGCACCTCGCCGCCCGCACCATTGACGTGGCGGATGGTCGCCTGGGCATCCGCTGGGCATCTGGTGACCCTGACTTCAGCACCTTCCTCCCCCTGGTGCAGGCTCTGCCTGGTCGCCGCTGGGACGCCAACCGCAGGGTCAACGTGGTCGACGCCTCACCCCAGGTCGAGGTGTTCGTGAATGAGCACGACTTCACCATCTCGCCTGCCGCCCAGGCTCTGCTGACTGCCACTCCTGTCACCCCGGCTGCCCCCAAGGTCGACTACCAGATCTGGCTGGGCACCGATGGCCGCATCGTGATCAAGACCGCCCTGACCGCTCCTGGGCAGCCCGCCAGTGACGCCGTGCGGGCTCTGCCTGGTCGTGCCTTCGTGCGCTCGCTGTACGCCAACTCGGCCAACCCCTCGCCCCAGGTGCTGGCCTTCGCCCGCACCTTCAAGCTGAACGTCAGCCCTGAGGCCGTGAAGGTCTGTGAGGCGGCAGGAGCCGCCCTGGGGGCGACTGACGCCTCGGGCCTGGCCCAGGCTGACATCGCCACCGTCCTGAACGCCGTGAGCCGGTGCGGCAAGCCTGAGAATCTGCCCGCCGCCTTCGTGCTGATGCTGGCCGAGATCCTGCCATGATGATGCCGACCAGAAGAGAGATCGCTGACGTACAGGACGAGTACGAGAGGAAGTGTGAATCCCTCTGGGACGACACGGTCTTGGAGTTTGCCATGAAGTACGGGCTAGACGAGGAAGAGGCCAGAGACTTGTTGGAGGGAGGGAATGCTTGAAATCACGCATGCTGACGTTCACACACTCATGCCATCCGCTACCATGGGGGACATGGCTACCACCGTCAACTTCGACTCCTACCTCCCGGACGGGCAGCACCTCCTCCCCTTCCAGCATGTGGGGGTGGCTTACTCCATCTTCCAGACCAACGACGGCAAGGGCTGCCTCATCGGTGACGAGCAGGGCCTGGGCAAGACGGCCCAGGCCATCGTGACCACCAAGGTCCACGCCGCCGCCCACTCCCTCGACCCCAAGGTGCTCATCGTGGTCAAGGCCTCGATCAAGGCCAACTGGGCCAAAGAGATCGCCCGTTTCGCCCCCGAGTGGGACGTGCAGGTGCTGAACGGCACCCGCCCCTACGAGTTGACGGCCAAGGTGGCAATCATCTCCTTCAACCTGCTGTCCAAGTGGGCTGACGCCCTGGTGGCTGAGGGGTTCACCTCGCTCATCGTGGACGAGAGCCACAACGTCAAGGACCCCAAGGCGCAGCAGACCAAGGCTGCCCTGAAGATCGCGGCCGACGTCCGCAGCCGCAAGGGTCTGGTGCTGCTGCTGACCGGCACCCCCATCCTGAACCGGCCGGTCGAGCTTGTCACCCAGCTTCAGATGATGGGTCGGCTGGAAGACATCGCCCCTCGCCCCCGGGCCGCTCAGCCCACTGAGAGGGACTACGCCTATTCTTTCATGTTCACTTTTTGTGACCCCAAGAACAACGGGCATGGCTGGGAGTTCAAAGGGGCCAGCCGCCTCGACCTGCTCAACAACAAGGCCAGGAATGAGTTCCTGATCCGCCGCCTCCGCAACGAGGTGCTGGACATGTCCGAGACTCACCGGGTGCAGGTCGACCTCAGCCTGAACGGTGACCTCGACCCCTACTGGGACGTCGAGAAGAACTTCGTCGCCAAGAACGACCAGTCCTTCATGCTGGAGTTGCTGAACGCCCTGCGGCTGTCGGTCAGCCAGTGCAAGATCCCGGCTGCGGTCGACTGGATCACCGACTTCCTGGCTGACAACCCGGGCAAGAAGCTGGTGGTCTGGGCCGATCACGTCGCCACCCAGCAGGGCATCACCGACGCCCTGAACGCCGCCGGGATCGAGGCCATCTACCTGAAGGGGGCCAAGGACATCGAGGTCGCCAAGGCCCGCTTCAATGAGGGCTCAGCCCAGGTGATTGTGTGCTCGCTCAAGGCTCACGGCTTCGGCCACACGCTGGTGGGCAATGGGCACAACGTCACCGACTGCCTGTTCGTGGAGAGCCCATGGCATCCTGGGGCCGTCACCCAGGCCGAGGATCGCATCAACCGCATCGGTCGCCAGGCCGAGGCCGTGTTCGCCCATACCCTGGTCGTCCCTGGCACGGTGGACGTGTGGCTGGCCGACCTGATCGCAGCCAAGTGGGACACCTTCAAAGCGGCCATCGACGGCACCATTGCCGAGGGTGAGGTGGCCGACATCCAGAAGGTGATGATGGACCGCCTGGCGGCCCACCTGCTGTCCAAGTACGGCGAAGGCCGCTTCCCTCAGGGGGAGGAGGGTACGATCTGACCTGACCACCCCTGCCACCCCGCCCCAAGACCTACCCGGTCCTGACAACCTAAGCCAGCACAGGAGCCCCCCTCGACAGGGGGGCTTCTTCATGTCACAGGGGCCCCTGTACGGCGCCAGGAGCCCACATGGCGCCACCCCCTGCTCTCTGCTCTCAGGGACCGCCAGTGACCGCACAGAGGCCTCAGGAGTCGTTCTGGGACAACCGGCAGAGCCACCACCCGACCCACAGCCCGAGCAGGAACTGCACCAGGGCCAGCAGCAGGATCACGACGTCCATTCCGGCCTCCTCACCGATGTGTCTCACGGTGTACCCGCTCAGGGTCTTTCCGGCCCACGACCAGATCGTGCCCCTCCTCCAGGTGGACTCTCAGGGCCACCCGGTAGTCGGTCCGGGCTGTCTCGTACGCCTCCCTCAATCGCTCCAGCCGTTCGTGGCTGTCGGCGTGTTCGCCCTCCTCCTGCATCTGCCGACCGTAGCCGGATTGCGCCTGTTCCCCAGGACTACTACGGGCTGAGCCCATGAACCAGGGACTGAGCCACTGCACGCATCCAGTCGCATGCCAGCACCAGAGAGGTCACTGAGACAGCCATCGGTGACCAACTCATGCCTGGCTGACCCTGGTGTTGTACCTGGGGCCACCACCACAGACAGTCACCAACATCAGTCAGCACCGGTCAGGAGCAGTACATGACTGCATAACCAGTGCATAGCCATGCAGTGAGCACTGACTGTGCTCAACACACCAGCCTGGTAGCAGAAACCGTTGTGTAGCAACGGTTGTTTGAGCCGATAACAGCCATTACGTCAAGCTACAGCCGCATAGGACAGGCTGTGACCAGCAAACAGTGCATAACGACCCCCCACCATCAGCCACCTACGGTGGCAGAGGAGGGACCAGCACTGACTTTCACGTAGGTGGGAGAGGGAGGAGTAGTACCTGACTCACGCTCGATTGGTGGTGAGATGAGCGTGTAGTACCTGTACGGGCTCGTAGTACCAGTTCATGGGGGGTCTGGGAGGGCTCTGACGGGGTAATGGGGGTATAACAGCAGGTCAACGCAGGTGTAGGGACAAATCGGACAGGCTATCTGGCTCCGATACAGTTGCAGCGACCGGCTGGAGCCGTCATGAATACAGATAACCGGGAGTTGAGAGAAGTGCTATCCTGACCGGCACTGGTTAGGCGCCGCTGGGCGGGAGACGGTCTCCAAAACCGTCGGGCCGGGTTCGACTCCTGGGCCTAGCGCATGGGCAAGGCACCCGAACACTGTCTGTACTGCGACGGCACCGACCCTGACTGTGGCTTCTGTGATATGGGCAAGCCGCTCGACACCCAGGAGGACTGGGACAACTCCTGGGGCAAGCTCTTCCCTGAGGAGCCGACCGAGAGCTAGCAGGGGCTTGCAGCGGCCGCACACGACCGGCATACTGGCCGCAGTTCAGAGATACAGAAGCTGAACACCTACAGGTTGGCCTGAGAGCCGACAGGGAGGAGCTACATGAGCATCCTGTTGTTGCAGGCCCAGGATCTGCCCCTGGTACTGGAGCCCGTCATCACCGCCTACGGCCGGGCCTGCTGGAGCGACTGTTCCTGGTTGCGCCAGCACACCAACTACGGTCCTGGTTACTGGGAGCAGATGATGCGGTCGGCCTCCGGCTTCATGCTCCGTCAGGGCAGCTTGGACTCTCGGGGACCGCTGTGGGCCGCTGTGTCCCTGATCCGTAGAGGTAACGGCCGTCCTCAGAGCGGTTACCTCAGGCTGCTGGAGATGGATCAGGTCGTCATGACGGTCGAGTACTCCGTGCTATGGCTGGAGTGGAGGCCGATCTTCCGGTACTTCCCCGATGTCATGGACCTGGCGAGAGGAATATTGCGTCGTAGCGGTGTCACACCGCCAGACGAGGAGACGACGTGAGCACAGAGAACACCGCACCGAAGACCTACCTGACCAGCGTGGACCTGAGCGTCACCCTCGCCGCTACCTTCCAGGCCCAATCTCTGCCCGAGGCTCAGGCCGCTGTCAAAGCCTTCCAGGAGCACATCCTGTCCCAGTTCAGTACCTTCACTGTCCCTCCGCACTGGCACCTGGCCCGACCTGAAATCAGTGCCTCCCACAGCGTGGATGAGTTCCAGGCAGGATGAGCACAGGCCGCAGAAAAAACACTGCTACCACACCGAGGAGACATGGCTGAGGACACCGACGACATTGAGCAGAAGTACCCGGGGCTGCTGGAGATCATACGGGAGCAGGAGCAGAAGCTGTACGAGGCCGACCCCAAGCATTACCGGCCCCCCACTGCCACCGACCTGATGTACCGCCGGGACGTGGCCGCGACCTTCCCAGAGCACCTTCGCAATCCGGCCGTTCCCTTCGACGTGCACGGCACCCTCATGGGGATAGCTGATGTTGATGAGAGACAGAGACTGCTGTGGTCGGGTGTGCTGTGGACGGTGCCGATGGCTCAGAAGGCGGTCCTGCACTGGCGCAAGGAGCACCCCGACTGGGATGAACTGGATCTGCGCCAGGGCGCCCGTTACACCCTGATCGACGGCCAGCTACGGCTGATCCAAGGCGGTGGCGGGGACAAAAGCTGAAAAGGCTGGCGGTGATACCCGCCAGGATTTTCCCTGGTATCATCCCCGGCCATGAGCACATCCTCCTTCTCGGACGACTACTTCGATGTGTTTGAGGAGATCCGCAACCACGTCAAGGAGGCGGTGGAGGGGGCCGGGGCGCAATACCACACCGGGGTGCTGGCCGTGGAGATCCGGGAGCAGCTACGGACGGAGCGGACGGAACTGTGGACCGAGTGGAGTGACCAAGTCGCTCTGGACGCCCTGAAGACGCTCATCGGCCAGCTACGGTCCCAGAACCGGCAACGGCGTTCTGTCCTGCACCGATCCGCCTTCGACGTGACCGAAGAGGTCGACGCCTCCCACACCCAGCGCCGGATCGGGGACATGACCAAGTCCGATCTGAAATACGTCGCCAGGATGTATAAACGACGAGCCCGGACCATGAACCTGAAGGCGGTCAGGATCGAGACCATGATCAACCGTATCCCGGACGAGACCACCCTGGTTCGTGATGTGTTTTCCGAAGAGGAGATCGCAGGGATTTTTCTCAGCGCCAACGAATGACTACCCTGCCCGAGCCGCCCCATCCCATACCTGACTAGCCATGCCACCCCGTGCTGCGCCGTTCCTTGCCGTTCCTGACTACCCCGCCCCCTCCATTCCGCTCCTGCCCTGACATCCCAACCCGCCCCGCTCCCACCCCATCCCTCCCGCACCTGACGAGCCGTTCCCCGCCTCTCCTGTCCCCCCCTACCCCCTCCTGACATCCCAACCCGCCCCGCCCCAGCCCTACCTGACTACCCAGCCTGGCCCGCACCGGTTCGCACCTGACTTGCCCACCCACCCTGGCC